CAAAACCAACCAGAGGTACAAAACCAACCAGAGGTACAAAAACAAGCAGCTAGTTCAATCGATATGAGCAAAATGGGTTCTTCGCCAGTTACACAAAGTAAAAGTTTAACACCTAAGATATGATTTTACCGATTATCTAGATTTTTTTGTGCTAATTGGCTAATGAAATGTGCATTTGGGGAAGAGTATTGTTGAGATAGAATTTCAAAAGGATCGCCGAAAGAGACATAATTAGGTGGGAGATATTTAAATTGCGATTTATTGAAATGTGGCGGAAGTCCATGTTGGCAATCAATAAATGGCGTTTTAGAGAATCCCATCATATTTTCTGCGAGTTGGAAATTTTGGGTTACATTAGTTGTGTAACCCATTGAATCTGCAACATTAATTGCCCAAGCCAATTTATCTGTATGTTCCCAAACTTTTCTTCCTGATATTATTTGTTGTGTAGCAAGTATTTCCAACAGAGTAATTGTTTTTTGGAAGAATTCAATTGGGAAATTATTAAACATCATTATTGATCCCACAGGGACCCATTTTGACTCATAATATTCTTTTGGATTTATTATCCATTCCCAAAAAGGTCCAACATTTTCAACGGCTTCGTCAAATGTAAAAAATAATTCAGGATAGAAGATGAATTCTGAAAATTGATCATTGACGAATGTAATTTGTGGTTTTTCTCTGAGTATTATTTGTGGTTTTAAAATGGCAAATGGTTGTGTGATTTTTTTATTTGCAAGGCACCACAAAAGCGAATAAAATTCATTAAATGGAGCATATCCTCTAATTTCTCCAACATTATTGTGAACATTTTTTCTTGGATGTTTTGAAGAATTTATGCAAAAATGAGGCAGATTTGGCGAATTTGAATCTGCCACGGATATGACTAAATCATTTTGGCAATCATTAGTTTTAAAACTTTCGATAAGAAGTTCTAATTGCCAATGATAATAAGGTGTATTTTCGATGCTAACAAAATATTCCATAACATTAAAGAGTTATTTACAACCAAATTTATTACATTTCAGTGAATCATTATTGTTGTATGTCAAATATTGTTCATAAATTCTATAAACTTCACTGTAAGCAACTCCCCAACTTGCATCATGTGCTCTTTTTTCGAATTCCACCCAATTTAAAGAATCATGAAGGTGCGTCCAAGCTCTTGCATGTGACCATTCATGAATTAAAGTGTCAATTGCACAATCTTCTGTTATATCCCGATTAATTCGGATATAGAATTTCTTTTTATCGAGAAAACAATCTCCACACAATCCTTTTCCCATTTTTGTGCGACGAACGCTTATAGGATAAGCCACTGGACATTTTTTCTTTAAGACAGATACAAGTTTTTTATAAACTCGATATTCCATTTGCCCTCCAATAATATTCACAGGACTGCCTGCAAATATATACTGGAGGGCAATCTTAATTTATATCGTGAGAATGTCTTTGAACAACATCATGTACCACGATTTTATCCAAATTACCATAGTTTTTCTTCCAAAATTTGGCAGATTCAATAAATCCTTGTACATGTTCTTCACGATCTTCATGAATTTCCAAGACCTTAAGTTCTTCGTGCATAATACTTTGCGTTATAAAATTGCATTTTATTTCGAAAGTATCATTACCTTTTTGGTTTTTTTGTCCACGGAAGTAATATTCATGGAATTTTAGTTCATAAAAATCACAAATTTCTTGAACTCTAGTACGGATTTTGATTGGTCTACCTGTCATAAGCACAAGTTTTGTGTTTTGATCTTGTGCATCTTTACGATATTGTTCAATTGTGTGTTGAATATACCATTCAGAGGTTGGATTTTGAGGAACGACAGGTGGCAGCAATGATTCTGGTCTTCCCCACCATCCTTCGAATGCAAAATCCTTATTTAAACAAGTTTTTGCTTGTTCTCTGGTTGGAGAATTGAACAAAGTGCCATCAAAATCATAAATTACAGTTCTAACGGTGTTCATTTTATGCCTTTTTATTGTAAAAACGTCATTTTATCACAAAAAAAGGCATTTGTAAAGTCAATGACCATGTAAATTATCTTGGTACGCTTTATTGAAAAGAATTCGTTTTAGGTGATGGAAATGATTTCCTGTCGGCATCATGCCAAAATGTTGCTTATACAGAGGATTTTCTCTTTTTCCATTTTCATCATGGACATAGTAACCTAAATCTTTATCGTCATGATTCATGAGAGTTTCGATTTCTGGTCCATGTGCATTATTCATTTTCATCCAATTGCGTATTTTGTCATTTGTCAAACCTGAATGCATAGATTTGACATCATGTGCATAATTGGGATCGAAGTTGTTTTTTGCCCATTGATGCAATACAACAAGATGTGCGATATTTGCTGCTTCAGATGGAGACCATCCGGCATTTACTAACATTTGAACAACATCTTGTGGATGATGTTTTTTTAGAATCCAAGCAGGAGCCATCCATCGATCACCCGTTAAATTGTGGGGAACGTCATTTGGATCGAATTCAGCATTTGGAAATAATGAATTTAGCAAACCTGTATGGGAGAGAATTTTTAAATATTTTCTTGGATTGCCATCGTTATGTTCCAATCCACTCAAGAATTCTTTTCGAATATGATCTTTAGGAATTCCATTTAAATCTTTATGTTTCATTATTGTGATAACATGTTTTTCTGGGATTTTGCTTGAATCTCCGAATCTATTTAAAAATTTAATATATTTAAATGCAACACTTGGATCTTCCGCCATTCTTTTTTCGAATTCATCTCCAACAAATTTAATTTCCCCATTTTTGAGATGATGAGCACCACCATGTGGATCGATAAGGTCGCTATTATCGCCATCAGCATTTGTCAATGGGATATACAGCGAATTAATTGTTAAATCACGATTTGCTGCATCTTCTTCTACTGAGGAAGCGGATTCTCCTTTATCTGGATCAATTAATCGACTTTTTGGAGATTTAGAAAAGGTAGCCAGATAAAATTTTTCACCTTTAACTTCGACTGTAAATTCAAGTTCTTTACCTTGTTTGTCCCATCTAGAGGCATAAAAGATTTTGCTTTTTGAGCCTGCTGGAGGCAAATCAGCATATTTTTTATCATCTTGTTTTTTTTCTGGTTTAGTTTCTGTAAATCCTGCTTCTGGTTGGTTTAGGATCATTCGTATTTCGCTAGGTGTTGCATCTGTAACGAGATCATATCCTTTTGGGGTTTTACCTTTGAGGTGATCACGAACGGCACCGCCTGTTAGATAAAGCGATTTCTTTTTAAGTTGTGGTTCGATTTCGCCTTTAGATTTATCGATTGTGGTATAACCTGCACCTACATTTGGAGAATCAGCAAAAGCCTTGATAAGTTCCCGAAGATTTTGGCGTGTTTCTTTATTGACAGTAAAAGGCGAAAATTCTTTGGAACCTTTTTGTAGTTTAATTTTAGAAGTAACAGGCATTGTTTCTTCTCTGAGTCGAATATAATCTACGAATGATTTTTTCATATTTTTTTCCCAATAATAACAGCTTGATATATTTACCATCGTCGGATCAATTTTTGATGCCTAATTTATATAAAATATATCCGGCAATGATCATATAAGCTACTTTCCAAGCTCCATCGAATATAATAAACCAGCGACCATCATTGTTGCCCAATCTTAAGGATATATTTTCCATTTTGATTTGCATAGAGTGCATTGACTCTTTTAATGATTCTAATTCTTGATCAGAAGCTGTATCTGAAACTTTTTCTGATAAAATTTGCAATCTATTTTCAATGTCTCTGGATTGTAACACAGTTTCAACGGCTGCAAGTCTTTGGAGGGCAGAATTTTGCATTTCTATTAATTTATCAATTTGATCATCAATTTCTTTTTGTCGCTCGATAATCATTTTAACTCTTTCATCTATTCGAGAGGTGAGATCGAAAACCAATTGTATTGATTCGGAAACTTGCCCAAAAAATTGTTCAGTCAAAGGAGCAGATTCTTTGATTGTAGTCTTAATTGGTGGCATAATTTTATAATTCTCCATATTGGTACTCTATATATTTAGCCATGACAAACAAAACTATTACAAAAGAAGAAGTCGTAGACTCAGTGCCTTTGGAAGTAATTTCACAGGAAGACATAAATTTTGCAGATGAAGTGGATATTGAACAAAATTTCCTTGTTCCTGAGCCACCAACAATGAATGTTGGCATGCCTGAAAAGCCAGTTGATGCCACCATGCTTATTTCTGATGAAAAATATTTAAGTGTTTTAGATGAAATAATAAATAACATTAGAGACGATAGAAAGCAAGTAAGTGATTACATTGATAATATTGCTGATATGGTCATAAATGATGGGGACGCAACAACTTCTAGCAAAGAAGCTTTAGTAAATTTAGTAAAGGTGAAAACAGACCTTCAAGACAAGATGCTGAAAGCTGCTGATTTAATGACAAGACTGAAGTTGAAAAACACGTATGCCTACAGTGGACCTCATTTAAATGCAATGCAGCAGAATAACTACAATATCAATTCTGAGGGTACAGATTTTAATCGTAAAGAATTGATTCGTGCCATCAATAACGCCAAGAAGAAAAAATAGGAAATTTAAAATGGGTCATGCATTAGAAGAATGGTTAAATGAAGCAGGAATTTTAGGAGCATCAAGTGGAGATGTTCCAGCAGGATCTTCGATGGCTATCCCCGGAATGCCCGGACAAGGCGGTCCACCACCTCAACAAGGATCACCTCCACCCGGAGATCCTAATGTAGCCAATCCTGCTGATCAAAATCCTGATCAACAACCACAAATGCAGCAAAATACTATACCAGACGTTTCAGGCGATCCTCAAGCTCCTGATATGCCTGAAGAACAAGAAGATCAAGATTTTGAGCAATGGAAAAACAATTATTTTAGAGAATCTACAAAAGATGATGTTAATAAACTAATTGATCTTATTCACAAGGTTCGTGATATGGATCTTGATTCTTATCCTCGTAAGTTCGTTGAAGACAATTTGCAAGTTTGTTTTTTACGTCAAAATGCGAATATTGATAAAGCAAGTAAAGAAATTCGAAGATCAATTAAATCCGATTTAGACCAAAACAATCCTGCTGTATCAGTAGTTAATCACATTGACAACACTCTGCAAGCAATGCCTGATCTCAATAAAGTTTTCATTAAATTGAAAGGATTATTGGGAATGAAAGGTGATTTACATCGCAAATTTATTGCTGCCATTATTGGTGGAGTTCAAGTAGGAACTGGCGGTAATATTGAAGATGTGGTTTATAATGACAGAGATTATTCTATAAGAATTTCCACTCGGTATAATGATAAATGGGGACGAGTTGATATCGGAAAATGGTCGTTGCGAGAAGATGATGCCGACCGATATTTAACTGAACCAGAACAACATAGATTACAAGATGGAAGTCCAGAGGAAAGAGACGTTCTTCGCCGTCGTGTCGTCATGGAAAGTATTGCTGAAACATTCAAAAAGAGAGCATTTATCATTAATTCTGTTGGTCAGGATGGCACGATTTACACATTAGGGTGGGATTTAGCAGGAAGCCTTCGTAGTGCGTACACTAGCGGTAAATTAGTTGTAAAAACAATTAACAGTGATAACAGCGAAGCTATGATTGATGAGGATGGCAAGATTATTCCTTATGTTGACATTAAAATTAAATATGTAAAAGAAGGAAGCGGCGTTGATGAAGATGGCAAACCATCAAAAGAAGAGCATGATTTTATGGAAAGAATTGATGGAATGTTATTTTTGACTGCTCAATTCCAAATTTTACAAGAAGCCTCGTCATCATTTTCAGGAATAGTATTAAAGGAAACACCATACACAGGCAATCCAAGCGATTTGCGTGTTTTACAAAGATGTGTTCCAAACGCTAGCGAAATTTTGTTAAGACAATGCTAAAATAAAAGGCAAAAAAATGAAACAATTTCTTGAATTTGTAGATCGAAAACAAAGAGAGTCTAAAAAACATCTTAAGCTTATGGAAAAGCTTTTAAGAAAAGGTGGATTAGAAGTTCATTCTCACATAGAAGCAGATGATGATGAACCTTATATATTCGTAAAAAGTCCTACAAAGAAACTAAGTTTTGATGGCATAAGGATTTACGAGATTGGAGAAATGGTTGCATATAGAATTCAGAAAGAAGAAAAAACACAACCATTTGGAAAATCTTATTCTTTAAATCTTGAAGATATGTTTAACGACTTTATGTCTGAAAACATGAAAGAAAAAGAAGCAGGCAAGAAGGTAATTGAAGGTGTTATTTCTGAAATTAAGAAGTTTTTTAACAAGAGTGAACGTGCTGAAGAAGAAATGAAAATAAGTGGGCAAGACGGAACCGGATTGATCATTAAGACAGGCGGAAGCGATTATAGCAGTGCAGTATTAAATCGCATGTGATAGTGATAAATACTTATAGCTCTTTTATTCAAGGAGGTGCTATGAGTAACGAAGTTAAAAAGCAGGATATTGATGAAATAAGTTTGGTAGCAATTATATTGGCATTCTTTTTGCCACCAGCAGGAGTTGCAATTAAAGAAGGGATTGGTTTTAGTTTTGTTGTAAACATTTTACTAACATTTTTAGGATTTTTCCCCGGAATTATACATGCATTATATGTAATTTTGAAAAAGTAACAAAAATAAGACCCAAGGACAGCCTTGGGTCTTATTTTATTTTTCGCAAGGCATAAATAGAATTATGCCACTTCCCTTTCAAGACGCATTATTACAGAACTTTCAAAACAATGCCCCTGCATCACCTAATGCAATTGTAGGTCGTGGCAGCTTGATTACTTTTGACTACATGTTTTACAAGCATGATCCGAAACCTTTAGTGTTAATAACAGATTATCCATATTTTGATCCTAGAAATGGACCACGAATGCGAGAAATTGTATATGTTCGTGGATTAAATTTTCACTATTTAACATTTCCAGCTATTAAAAACTTGATGTTTTTGGAAATGTCTCAAAACAAAACAATGTGTGAAAACCAACAATTCAGTTATCAGAATTATCTTAAAGGCACTGTAAAACCAATAATGCCTAGATCTGCATTTAGACAATATAAGGTTCAAGGAGTCAGATCTATTAAGAAATTAAATTGTGAGTTCATAGTAAAAGCACTTGAGATATCAAGATCTTTCGATCCAAATCAGATTGAAGCAATTCGTAAAGAAGTTAGAGAACAAATTCGCAGAATGGCTAATCCACAGGCAGCACCTACAGGTGAAATGCCTATGAATCAAAATATTAATCCTCCAAATCAATAATATAATAAAGTTTCTCTTTTAGAGATATGATGTAGGTGAAAATGGCAGAAGCAATAGACAATCTTGGAAGAAAAATAGACACTTCAAATATGACTCTGGGTCAAATCAGAGATCTTATTGCTACTTGTTGTGTTGGACCTCAACGTCCATTGAAAGAAGGAGAAGCAACAAGCGAAACCCAAGAAAAAATTAAAGAAATTATGGGAAGAAGTAGTCAATTCCAAAAAGATAAAAAATGTGTAGAAGACACAGCAGATGCTTATGATGAGCTTTTTGATCACAGTGAAAAAGGATTTAATGAGCTTTTTGATCACAGTGAAAAAGGATTTAAAAAACTTAAAAGACATGTTGATGAACTTACAACAAGTTTTGGAAAAGTACAAGAACATACCTTAGGGTTTCAAGGTTTTGCAAAATTAACAAAAGGAATTGTTGATGAGGAAAGAAAATTCACTCAAGAAGTACGTGCCGTTGCTTATGAAACAGCAGGTGTAACAAAAATATCTAGAGGATTACAAAAAACTTACGAAGATATTGGCAGATCTGTTAAGCAAACAGGATTTGACAGATCAGAATTTCAAAAATCTTATATGACAGCATTAAAAGGTGGCATTAAAAATCAAAAAGCCGCCATGAGCATCACAACTGCGCAACTCAATACTGAAAAACAATTAGGTTTTGAAGCGGGATCATTAGGCGATCAATTTAAAGAATGGACCTTAGCAGGAAATATGACTGTTGGGCAAATTGCCGATATGGGTCGTGGAATGCGTGATGTTGCAAGATCAACAGGTGTAACAGGAGAAGCATTAAAAAGCGGAATTACAAGTGGTCAAGAATTTGTCAATCAATTAAGAAATGCTGCTCAATTATCTGCAACAGCCGCCAAAAATGCGATGGAACTAGCCGTCAACGCTCAAAAGTTTGGCGTTAATTCTCAAATGCAACCACTTATGAAAGCAATGGCTAGCTCTTCAAACCTTTTGCTTGAATCGTCAAGTGAAACCAAAACAATACTATTCCAAGCCGCAGGAAGTGTTGGAAGATTAGATGATTTAATGAAAGGAACTCTCCTTCGTTCTAAACAAGGAACGAAAGACATGGCAAAGGGTTTTGAAAACATACTTAGTAGATTTGGTGTATCCAGTATGGAAGCCATAGATCAATTAAGCGATTCTGCCAAGATGCAAATCAATCTTCAAATGAAGGCATCGATGGGAGTTGAATTAGGAGAATTTAGACAGCAGTATCAAACATTAATTGATTCCAGCAAAACTTATGCAGATAGACTTTCTGATATTGACAAAAAACGCAAACAAAATCTTACGCTTGAAGAAAAAGCTACACTTATGGAAGAAGAACGTAGTCTAAAAACAAGCAAAAGCTTAGAAGTTTTGACTGTCTTGGATGAAGCTGCCAAAGGTGCCAAAGACATGAATCAAGCCTTGGGCAAATTTGGAGAAAGAAGGAAAGAATTCCAAGAAGATTTATCTGCAATGGGTATTTCGGCAACAGACAATGCTGGAGTTGCGAGACAAGCTATTAGAAGTGCATTAGAAAACGTTAATGTTGGTTTACAAAAAGCTGGTAAAAGTGAACTTAAAATTGATTCTTCTGAAATTGAAAAAGCATTAAAAGATCCAGCTTCAATGAGAGAATTAACTGCCAAGATAACAAAAGGAGAACAAGAATTAGCTACTGCTCAAAAAGCACAACTCGATCCTATTACACAAACAAATCAGTATTTACAAGAAAGCAATGAATACCTTAGAAGTATGTCTCAAAGCTTACAAAGCATGGCAATGAATCTGCCCGGAGCAAGCTATGCTACAACAGCTTTGGCTGGAATAGGTGCAGCTACAGGATTAATCGGAGCAGGATTTGAAACTGCTGATTTTTTCAAGACCTTTTACAGAACGACATTTGGCGGTCAAAAAGAAGATTATTTAGGAAGACCAATGAAAGATAAAGACAGTGGTGAACCTATAATGGAAAAAGGCATATTTGGCATTGCCAAGGATGTGCTGGGATCGTGGCTTGGTGGCGAAAAACATCAAACATGGAAGACTAAAAAGACTCAAATAGAAAAGAAAATGCTTCCGCAAGAAAAGAAAAATTTAGTTCAAGAAACCAAAAATGTCAAAATGGAGAAAAAGGTCGTTGAAGGCGAAAAAACTCCATGTCCATCTCTGCCTAGCATGGAATGTTTTGATCTTGAAACGTTAAAGAAGCATGGCAAACAATTTGCAAGCACCGCTGCGGCATTAGCAATTCTTGGAATAGGAATTCTAACTTTAGGTGCCGCAATGATGTGGTTGTCGAAGAAAATACTTTCAGTATTCAAACTTGATACTGCAACAGTAGTAGAAACTTCTACTGCCGTTGCAGCTATTATTATTGGAGCAGCAGGAATTATTGGCGCAGCACTGCTTGCCTACGAAGGTATGAAAAAATTTGAGAACGTTAAAATAGACTTAGGACTGTTTACAAAATCAGCAGGAGTTATATTGCTTTTAGGCGGAGCCTTAACTTTATTAGGTGCAGCAGTTGTTAAATTATCTCAAGGAATTCTTGGCGCATTTGGGCTTGATGCAGCAACAGGTAAAAAAGTAGCAGATGATGTATCTGGAATACTAATGTCAACAGCACAAATTGTTTTAGCAGTTGTGCTTGCGACAGGTGCATTAATGGGAATTGGTGCATTATTGTCATTGTTGACAGGTCCACAACTTGGATTTGCATTGTTGTTTATGGGTTTAGGGACGGCAGCAATTTTAACTTTGACTCCTGCAATTGTAGGGTTGGCTGCTGCGACGGTGACACTTGCTGAGGCAGTCATGTCTTCGTTTTCGATGGACGTTCAGAAAGCAAATAAAGTCTCAGAAAATGTATCTGGCATAATCGAAGCGGCATCTAAAATAGCATTTAGCATTGTGAAATCTGTTCCACTTTTATCTGGATTTAGTGCATTATTACCTATTGCTCCTTTAGTTTCATTTTTTATGTTGGCAGGAGTTTCAGCTTTAGGCACTTTGACTTTCCCGATTTTGGCGTTTGTTAGAGCAGTTACAAAATTTTCACAAATAGTAGGCATGATTGTAAATCCTCGTAAAGCAGCAGAAATGGCAGACGGGATTGCGAATGTTTTAAAATCTTGCGTAAATGTAGCAGAAAAAATTATAGAAACCAAAAATTTTCTGAGTGCCATTACAGGACGAAGTTGGGCACAGTGGGCTTATGAATCAACTCAACTTTGGCGTTTAGTAGCCAAAACTGGAGTTCCTGCATTAAATGAAATGAAGCGACCAGTGATTGACTTTATTTTAGCGATAAAGAGTTTTGCTAAAGAGGTATCTTCAAAAGTAAAAATTGATGAAGCAACAAGAAACGCAAGAATGGTTGCTTCGGTATTAAAATCAACTAGTAGCGTGGCACAAAATATTGTTGAAACCAAAGGTTCATTGTCGGCAATAAAAGGGAGAACTTGGTTAGAATGGGCTGGCAAATGGGGCGAATGGGGATACTTATTAAGAACAACTGGAGTCAAGGCACTTCAAGAATTATCTCCCGGAATAATTGAATTTATAAAAGAAATAAAGTCTTTTGCTAGAAACGTAGCAAAAGAAATAAGTCCAAAAGAAGCAATCATTAATTCAATGGGTGTTGCGATGATTCTCAATGCCACCAATAAAGCTGCCAAGAAAATTATTGAAACAAGTCAGTTGATGAGTGAATTAAAAGGTTTTGGATGGGGCAAATGGTTTGCTGAATCTACATGGCTTGGACGTGCATTTACAAAAGTTGGTGGACCAGCTTTAAAACAATTAGCTCCGGGAATTATTGACTTTATTAAAGAGATTGTTAATTTTTGCAATGATCTTGAAAAAGTTGTGTCTATGGAAGATGCAATAAAAAATTCAATACAAGTTTCTTATATTTTAAGATCAGTTGCAAACATTTCCAAGAATATCATATCAATTACTGAATCTATGAAAAATATTAAGACTGGAGGTTGGGGACAACTTTTAACGAATAGCATTAATTTTGCAATGGGATCTACAACAGGTGCAGAAGCATTAAAAATTCTGAGATACCCGATCATAAAATACGTAGAACAAATCATTATTTTAGCAAATTCCATGAGAGGTTTAGGAGACATAAAAGAAGCTAGTTCGATTATACGTTCTGTCTCCATATTATCTTCTAATACAGCAATTTTGATTAAGGGATTAGCAAATGCTACAGATCTGATGACTAATTCTTGGAGCTTTTTCTCGAAAACTCCGATGCAGAAAATTTACGAATCAAAAGATCGATTCAAAATAATGTTTGAAGGAATTTCTCAATTCATGAAGCAAGGAATTATTGATCCTGTAATTCAGAATTTGGCTGGAGTTGATATAAACTCGGCAGCAAAAATAATGATTTCTATGGCAAAAATGGCATCTTCTATGATTCCATTGATAAGAGGTCTTTCTTATTCCTTTGGAATGATGAGTGGCGGGAAATTAGTTGATGAATTGGATACAAATTTCCCAATAGATAAGATTGTTGCGAACAAAGAAATGTTTAGAAATCATTTTGTGGCAATAGCGGAATTTATGAGAGATGGCATCATAACGCCAATTACAGAAAATATGCCAGATATATCTGAAATTCAAGAATCCACTAAAATTTTAGAAGCAATGAGCAGACAACTTTCCGCATTATCAAATGTGATAAAGAAAACTTCTGCTGTCTCTAATAGTTTAAACAGAGGAATTGGTGGAGGACTAAACATTAACGGCATTTCTATGGGACAACTTGATACCATAAGTTCTCAATTTCAGGCACAGAATGCCGGTATCAGCGATAAAGTAAGAAAACAATCACAAAATGCTAAACAAATCCAGAACACAGATAGACAAACAAAAAGTTCGATGGAATTAGCAAATGCCGCATTACGTGGGGAAGGAATCAAAGTAAGAGATAGAACTGTATCTAAGGCAGTCGAAATACAGAATAAAACACAATTGAAAGCAAAAAGTGCTATAAGCTCTGCAATGGGAGATCCTGTTGGAAAGTCCGCTTTAGAGGCAGTAAAAGGTAAAGCCAAGAAAAGAACTTGGTACGAATATTTTGCGGGCACGGAAGGAACGGCAAAACCTCAAACAAAGGTTTCTGCTTCGACTTACACAAACGCAAACGCACCTGATTTACAAAATGCCGTTGCAAAGAGTCGTGCGACCACAGCACCAACCAAGGCAGAAATGGTATCTCCTGAGTTAGGTAATATTGCTGGACAAACATCCGAGCAAACAGTGCTTCAACAAAAGCTTGTCAACTTGTTTGAACAAGTTTTAGACGTTTTGACACCAAAGAGCACTATTACTTCAACATCAGCCGGTCAGCCATGCGATGATAATAAAGTAGGCAACATAAGAACGCCCGCAAAATATTATAGAAGCAACACTGGTTTGGTTACACGACAGCCATCTAGAGGAATCATTAATTCATAAGGTAAAAAATGGGTAAAGCAACAGACAATACTGGAGATTTATTAGAAATAAAGAATTGTTATATAAAGATTCCAGATTTTAACAATTTAACAATACCAATGAAGATTTTACCAGATATTTCTGATTCAAAATCCGCCAGTTTTTCTAGCGAAAAAGCAATTGGTCGTTCTATGCCATTTATCGGTTATGAAAGTTCTGAATCTAGACAAATTACTTGGGATGCACATTTTGTAATATGTAAAGAAGGCGATCAAGATGACATCATGGGCTATATAAGAGCTTTGCAAGCCTGCACATACCCTCAACCCGGCAACGGAAGCACATCTTATCTTCCTCCTCCTACTTTAAAATTGCGTTGTGGAGAATTACTTTCAAAGGGACAAGAAACTACAGAAGTTTGTTGTATTTTAAAAAGTTACTCTCTTAAGTTTGACACAACTGTTCCTTGGTATGAAACTGAAGAAAATAGTAGTTTAATCCCATATAAAATGGACATAAGTTTAACGCTTGAAGTGATTTACAATCAAGCCAATCTTCCCGGTTCTGATAAAATTTTAAGCAGTGGAGCGTAAAAACTGAAATGGCAAATTATACAGAATCTACAAAAATAAAAGCATCTAGATTTGTACCTATAAGTAGTCGTTACTACAATTCTTCGGTTGTTTATTATACTGAAAATAAATTGTTAACATTTAAAATATATAAGAAAAGCACAATAACTCCCACCCAAAAAGACAAATATTATGTAATTACTCCCGGAACGGAATACAGACCGGATCTTGTTTCTCAAACTGCATATGGCACAGGCGATTTTTGGTGGAAAATTATGGAGGCAAACAATATTAAGGATATTTTTGAATTTAAATCTGGTTTAAATATTAGAATACCTAATGCAATATTTGGATAATTATGGCTTGTACAATTGCCGAAGAATGTTTAACTACTTATGGATGTGGCTTTCCGCAAGAACCACTTGATGGAGCGGTGTTTTCTCCTTTTGTAATAATAAAATTTTATGTAAACGGTGAAGGAGAAAAAACTATAACTGTAGGAAATGCTTCTTCTCCACCTTATAACAGTGCAGCAATTACATCTTTTAATTATGGATTTGTGCCGGGCACAAATGGTTGGGGTGCCGATTTTGAAATAATAGATCAAGGCGGCGTAATTGCATATGACATAATTGCAGCAGTCAACAAAAGCATTATTCACATTGCAAACGAAACTTCAAATACTTCTTTCGATTTTGGATGGATTATTACATCATGCGATGCGGCTGGCGGTCAAGTGCAAACAGTCAAAAAAGCAAGTCAAATTAATGGCGAATTGCATGGTTTTATAAACGAAATAGAACAATCATTTGAAGGTGGCAAAATAAGGTTAAAGTTTAAAGTTACTGCACCATCGGCAAAGGCTAGCAGCGTTCATTATAATGGAAGCATGTTTGACGAAAATGAAAAAGGAAGTTTAAGACAAGCAATTGAAAGGCTTTTTACAGAAAATAATTTGAAATATCCGGGAGGAGTGAAGTTTTTAGATAAGGATGGAACAGAGGGGGATTTTGCATTCGAAATAGATGGAGCAAATGGACCAAAAGGTGCTTGGCCAATGATGCAATTAAATCCGATTGCTATTGCAAGAGCTTGGTTGAGTTCAATAGTAACAAAAAACAAAAAAGGAATTATTAGTTATTACGATCCTACAGAACCACCTAGTATCGTGTTTCAAGAAGACCCAATTAAAGATAGACCGCAATGTTGTTTAAATACTATTGGAACATATATTGTTAATGGAGGCAATTGTAGTCCGGTTTTAGAATTTAACCCAAAAATAAACTGGCAAAAAACTGGCGCAGAAGGAGCAGGCGGAAATTCTGGAGGTGCATCTAATGGACAAGAAATTCAAAATCCAGATTTAGATACGGAAGAACGATCTGGACCAACGATTGCACCAGTTCCACAGCAACATGAATTAATGTGGCGAGATCCTAGCGATCTTGCGGCAGCAGCAGCTTTTGGAAATGCTGCTCATATTGCAGCAAATGCATTCCGTGAACTTGGAACACCTATTGGTTTTGAGGCAGAATTAAAAATTCACGGAAATCCCGAATATACAGATGTATTTACTCTAGTTAGTTCTACTGTTGCAATAATTGTAGTAAATCCATTTCATATAGGAGATGATTGCAAGTGGAATGTAGCTGGTGGAGAATTTTTGGCTTATTCCGCATGCAACACAGTTTTGAGCAACCAAAATTATTTGATAAAAGGAATTAGTCATCAAATCAGCGGTGGTTCGTATACAACCACATTAAATGTTTACTTGCCACAACCCAACCATGACATACCATTTGATTATCCATCTGGTGGCTGTGGCACACTTTATTACGGTGACGGTTTAGGCGGTACATCCTCAGAAGACGCCAATTTTGCTAGTTAATACAGGAAAAAAATATGTTTGCTTGTCAATCGGATTTTGAATTACTAAAGAAGAGAATTGCAAATTTGGAAAATCATGTGGGAAACTCCCATTATTCCATGCAAGCTATTGCCAAAGAAGAAATTTACGACAATAGTAGTGCCATAGAGCAAGCTGAAATGCAATTCGGTATGTACACCGCTTTCTGTATAGAAACAATCGATATATGGAAACAAAATCGCATTCGTTGGTTTTCACCTCTTTTTCACAATCCAAAAATGACTGTTAAAGAGCTTCCTTGGGCACACGCAATTTCTCCTTTCGGCGGTTTTGATGATTGTGGAGTTACTTGGGTTCCTCCAGCAGGATCTACAGTGTGCATTATGTTTGAAAATGGCAATAGAGGAGCACCATACTATATTGGGACAACTTGGCACAGAAATCGTGGTCCTGACGGGGAACACACATGGGGCGTTAATATTGAAGAATATTATAAAATTTGGGAGGGAAAGAGAAAAGGGTATTTAGTTGGAGCAAATGATGGCTCTCAAGTGTTTCCGCCTTGGAATACAGAAAATTACAATGGATATGATTTAAATTCTACGGTTGACTTTGACAGCAATCCAGAAGCACAAAGATTAATTACTTATCCGAACATATATGGTTTCAAAACTCCCGAAAAACATATGATCAAAATGGTTGACGGAGATCCAAAATGTAATCGTAAATGGAAAAGATTTGAAATTATGTCTAGTTGTGGCAATTTGATCATGTTGAAAGACGATCATTTGCATTACGCAGGGCAATGGGCACATACAAGTTGCGGCAAGACAATAAAATCTGGAGATACAAGCTGTACAGATAATGATGGAAACAAAAAAGAAGAAACTTCATGTAATGGAACTCAAAGTAATTCTAAAATTATTGGAGGGCATCCATCTACTGGAGTAGCTAATACAACCAAATATTACAATTCACAAGTAGGATCTAATCCATTTTTTAAACATTCTCAAGAATGCAAACCATACAAAACCGATAACAAATTAAACACATGTAATTTACCACAATCAGGAATACAGATATTATCAATTTCTGGTCACACATTTGTCATGGACGATTCGGTTGAGGAACCATCGGGATCTCCAACTTGGGATCGAGAATTCGATTTTGGATGTAACAATCAATATGTTGGTAGAACTTATTGGAAATCTGCGACTGGTCATATGATAGAAATGAGTGATGTTGAAAGCCCTCAAGGAGGAGAGGGTTCTCAATTGCGTGGGAAATACAATTATATTAGATTGTTATCTGCAACTGGCAACAAAATTGAATTAAACGATCATACAGTTTCTCAGAAAGACTGTCCCGGCAGTCCTCCAAACACTGCCGGTTCAGAACGTGGAATTCACTTGCAAACAACCAGCAATCATACAATCGACATGGTAGACGAAGGCAATGAACAAGTAGGAATTTGTCGTAAAGATGGCGGAATTCCCGTAGCCAAGGCTAAAAAAGCCTACATCAAAATTAGAACTGGATATGGATTAGAAATATCACTTAATGACACTAACAGTCAAAAAGAAACCGACAAACAAAACATAACAATATTTTGTCCACAAAAAGACAATAAGGATTCACAAGGGAAAGTTCGTGGTCCACATATTCATGAATATTCAGAATCAAAGTCTGGTCCCGGACAAGTTTATTTAAGAGTGGGTGGTAACTATAGAATAGAAACATACGATAGTTACGTTTTAACTGTGGGAAATAAAGATAATCCATCAGATTCAATTCAAGAAATCAGTAGAGACAGTGTAGTTTATACAAAGAATAACTCTCTTCAATTTACCGAGAAACAACATTTAATAGAAGCAAAAGAAAATATATTTTTGTTGGCAGGAAAAGATTGTAAAGCTAAAGGTTCAGATTGTGGAGGATGTGGTGATGGCGTAGAGCCTTGTTTTGGAGCGGTATTAGTTTACGATTATTGCAGTGGAGCCGTAAAAATCAGTGATCGTGTATTTGCAAGTAGTTCGGCTAAAGCAACGACATTAAGCATGTTTCAATTAAGTCCGTTTGTAAAAGGCAAAACTTGCGGCTAAAGAGGTAAAATGGCAAATTTTTTAGGTGTTCCTTATCCAATTACGAAAACTCCGATGGGATTTTTATATTCTCAAAACGGAATAAACCAAATAAAGTCAGATTTATTGGTGTTATTATTGACAAATCCGGGAGAACGTGTCATGAATCCAAATTTTGGAACACCATTAAGATCGCTTTTATTCGAGCCAAACGACGTTACTTTGCAATTCCAAGCAAAAAATATGATTATTCAAGCAATTAAGAGTTGGGAACCAAGAATTGCAATTCAGAACATAAATGTGAGTTCAAATATTAGCCCATCATCATTAAATAGCAATGACGACCAATCACAAAAATTAAATATATTATTTATACAAATTATTTTTGTTGATCCACAAAACATTAAAGAAGTTCAAGAATTAACATTAGAAATTCCCTTATCGGAATAGAGAGGAATAAATGGCGACAAATAATAATTGTCCTTTTGACATTACTCCGTATGCACAATCAGATGTGATTACTACGCCAAACATTTTCAATTTAAATTATACGAATCAAGACTTTTGGTCTATGAAAACTCGTTTAATTGATTTTATTCGACAAAAATTTGGCACAGAATTTTCTGATTTTGTAGAATCTTCTCTCGCAATTATGTTGATAGAAAATTGGGCTTTTTTAGCAGATACGCTGTCTTTCAAAATGGACCAGATAGCAAACGAAATTTTTATTGACACAGTTACAGAACTTGACAATGCATTTCGTTTGGCAAAATTAGTTGGATTTCAGCCTCAACCGCCAATTGCAGCTAGTTCTTTGTGGACCGCAACAATCAACAATCCAGTTTTAAGTGATGTGACGATCCCTGCTCCTTTTGTTTTAAATGTGGACGCCGGTTCAACAAATATTACAATTGAACTATTTCCAGCAGATGCAAACAACAATCCAATATTTGATCAAGATATTGTTATTCCTGCTGGGAATGTAGTAAATGCCAGCATTGTTGGATTAGAAGGAAAAACTAGAACAACCAATCAAGTCGGAAATGGAGCGATTGCTCAAACAATTCCTTTAACACAATATCCAGTAATTTATGATTCGATTAGTGTAATCGTAGACGGAGTAAAATGGGACCAAGTAGATTATTTTACGGATTCTCAACCAAGACGTGAGTATAGAGTAGAGTTTGATTCTAACTACCAAGCATACGTTATTTTTGGAAATAATCGTGCAGGATTAATTCCTTCACAAGGCAGTTCAATATCAATAACATATCGACAAGGTGGTGGAAGTATAGGAAATATTGTAAGTAGAAGTATTCAAAAACAAACAATAATAAATGTTACTGGGATTAATTATCCAATACCAGTTTCATTTGCAAATTATACTGGTGGTCAATATGGATATAACGGGGATACAATTGACGATATTAGAAGCAAGCTTCCCGCTTGGGCTAGATCACAAAACAGAGCCGTAACAGGATTGGACTATAAAACCTTAACAGATCAATTTGCAACACCGTATCAAGGTCAAGTTGGAAAATCGACCGCAGTTTTAAGAAATTATGGATGTGCTGGCAATATTGTCGATCTTTATGTGCTTGCATTAGATGCTCCGAATAACCTAATGAAAGCAAGCGATGAACTAAAGGTGGAATTGCAAGCCTACATAAATAATCTAAGCATGATCACTGATCACGTTTGCATCAGAAATGGAGAAGTTGTTTATGTCGATATTTCTTTAGATGTTGTTCTTGATAGGACTTACAGAAAATTTGAAGATGAGTTAAGAGTTAAAATAAAGAGAAGATTGGATTCGTTTTTTGTTCTCCAAAACTGGGATTATGGAATGAATTTGCGTGATTCCGATGTGGTTAAATCTTTGTCAGATCTAAAAGAAGTTTCACACTACGAAATAACATTTACAACAAACGACCCAAATAACGGCGGCAGTATTGTAACCACACGATTTTTTGAAATCATAAGACCAGATGTTATAGACATTATTTTCACCTACCAATAAGGAGTAGTAGTGGCAACACTAACAATTAACGACAATCCTTCTATTGCCGACACAATAGTTTTCACTTTAACAACGCCAGACTCAAATGGATGTTTGTTGGCAAATCCATATAAAGTGGACAAAGTGGTCATTTATTATGTGCAAAGAGATTTCAATAGCGGAAATTTAAGTGAATATAGCAACGAAACTTACGACGAAACTTCTTTGCGAATCGCATTGAAAGCAGAGGCAATTGCTTGTGAGTCTCCTACTCCAGAAAATATAAATGCAGCAAAAATTGCCAGAATTAATGCAGAAGGCAAAGCAACAATAAATTCATTCTACTTTAATGAGGCTAAACCTGTACAAACTGTAGGGAACGATGAATTTCCTGCATGGTTTGATGCAACACCAACAGACCTAGCCAATTCGTTTTTGGAATTAGTAACAGAAGATGCAAGCGGAAACCCGTTATATGGAACATTCACATATACATGGCAACCAGTTGGAATGCGTGAGGGCGATTATTTCATCTGTTGGACTTGGACTCCATTAGTTGCTGGCGACAGCATTTCTTCTCATATAAAATTTTATTTGCAAGGTGATACTCAGATCACCACAAGTATTCCAACACATTTTACAGATCCAGATAAATACCCCACATTACTTGATCGTTATCTGCCAGAAATGTTTAAAATGATCATATCAGACAATGATAGATCGCCAGACGTTTTGGACAAATTAAATGGTTCTGTAGCACTTGGTTTTAATGTTTTAGAGGATTTGGCGAATCAAATTGTTGATTTACAAGATGCAAATTCTGTACATGAAGCACTAATTCCTTATTTGTCGAATCTTTTTGACTTGAAACTCAGAACAAACGACCCAACAAGATGGCGTGGACAGATTAAACGTGCAATTCCTTTATTTAAAAACAAAGGAACAAAAGCAGCCTTAGCAGAGGCAATGGAACATGCTGCAATACACATGTTAGGTTTTACACAATTGTGGCAAATAGTTTCTTCCTATACTTGGCAAGATTTTTTCATTTCTGATGGAATAAATCAAGATTTTATTTTACAAAAAGTCGCATTGCCTATTGACTTTGATAATTTCGAATTATGGATCAGATATGAAAACTCCAATGATTGGACACAATTGTCTTCAGATTATATTGAGTTTAACACTGCTGAAGGTGTTACGACCATGACTTGGATTGGCGGAAATCTGTCTGTTAATCCAATTGTTTTGCAATATGGAGATGAAATTCGAGTTTTATATAAATACAACGAAGTTCCTGATATAACCGCTCAATCTATTGAAAATTTTATTCGTTCCCTTCCTTTGATGGATCAACGTGATGAGAGAGATCAAATTTATCCTTTGAAAAATTGGAATGTACGAGTAATCGAAGAAAACAATCCAATGCTTGATGTGATTATACCAAACAAGCATCCATTTCATGATCCTGTAATATTTGGGAAAGTGAGAACAGAATTTCCATATAGCGAAAACATTTATAACATGGAAGAATATAACGGAAGTATAAGAAATTCAAGCCTTCCATGTGACATTGACCGAAATTTTATTGACCCATGCACAGCTTGTATCAGCAGTTCCTACAATATTGATTTAGAAATAGAAAATATTTCTGATGACAGAATTTCAGAAGCTTTAGATGTATTAAAAGAATACACTCCTTTCCATGCTGTTTTACACAAAATTAATTTTATTGGAGGAATAAATGAATTCATTCAATCTCCGATAGAAGAAATCGAAACATTAGTAGCCTTTAATACACAAAGTTATGTATTAGCAGGTGAGGGTCAAACATATTTTAACAGGGTTATGAAGTCTGTGATGACAGAAGGAATTTTCAGAAATCAACTTTCAAATTCATCATTGGAATTAACCACCTCTGCAACGGCATACAACGATTCAATTGTTGTATTCTCTCCAACAAACAAATTAGATAATATAGGAATGTCTTTGGATGGAGATGCTGTTTTACACATTTTGTCACCGTCGCCTTTAGCTGGAAGATATGGTTTATCTAATCCAAAAGGCAATGTTGCAACGATTTCTCCGATACCCGGATCGGAACCAATCGCAGATTGCGGCAGTTTATTTGCAAATGATGAAACATTAAACACTTGTGCATTTGCTTTTGATATAAACAATACTGTAATCAATGGAGAATCACTTTGTGCCGTTAACCAAGACAATTTGTTTATATTAGGTGATTCCTCACAAAACTTTGGAGAACTTGGAGTAAAATCATTATTTGATGTTGATCATGGAACTGCCTCTTATGCATGGGCAGTTTTGATTCCCGATTATGATGCAACGGCTTATGATATAGCAGATGTATTACCAGATGGAAGATTGGTTTTAATAAATCATGGAAATACACTTCCTGATACAAACGCATCTGGTGTAAGTTACACTTTAAAAGATAACTTAACTACAATAATGAGTAGCACTTCAGGTGATTATCAGGTTACAAAAAGAGGTAGAATTACTGTATTAAACTCTAATTATTTCCCAATTTCTGATACTATTGATATAGAAAATTTTTATTTTGAATATAATTTGATTGAATATCCAGTAATTGGTTTCGTAAGTGGAACAAATGATCAATTTTACATTGGAAATTATTCAGGCGGAGATTTAGGAAGCAGCATCAACTTAAAGATTAACCGCAGATTGATTAGCCAAGACATCGGATATTTGAGTCACAGAGGATTAAAATTATTGGTATCAGGAGATTTAGAAAGCAGTTTGGGAATTCAAAATGGAGCTAACTCTCTTGTAGTTGTAGATGATGGAATTGAGAACAACAAATTCAAAGAAAATTTCATCATAGTAATTGGATCTGACAGCTATTTTATTGCTGATATTAACGGAAACAGTCCTACGGGTTTTACAACAATAACTTTATCTGGTGTGGATAACTATTGGAAGACAATCTCATCAGGCGGAACGTCTGTTACAGCAAATTTTTATAATTACACAGTAGAAGGTGCTACGATTATGGGTCAACAATATGACTTGCCAACACATACATTTAGAAAATTAAATCGTAGTGGCAGTGCAAATATTGACGAAATCAATCAAGATGGAGTTGTAACAGGTTTAAATATACCAGAAAAAGATGGAATCAGCGAGTTTGTTGAACAAAAAGAATCTATTTCATTTCAAATCGAATATAAAGATGGAACAAAAGAAGAGGGGAAATTATGAAAGAGGTAAATGAAGGACTAAAGCCATGTGGTTTTGTTCAAGGAATCATTGAATATGACACTGGCGAAAAGAAAATTATTGAATTTCCCAATACTGTCTTGGCAAGAGGCAGAGAAGCTTTAGCCGCAAGTTTAGCAAATGAATTGGGAACTAGTTATAATTTTTACATAAACAGAATGTTATTTGGAGATGGTGGTACTGCTGCCGGTTCGACAAAATATGTAAGTTCTGACAGGAATGGTCTTTTTGGAATAACACAAGCGTCTAAGCCCGTTATTTCTGTGGTTGATCCAAACATCCCATCACAAGTCATATTCACTTCTGTAATTGCTTTTTCTGAAGCTAATGGTGTTGCTCTAAATGAGATGGCTTTGCAAATGGCAACAGGTGATTTGTATAGCATGGTTACATTTCCAGATTTAAATAAGACATCTAGCATGCAACTGACATTTAACTGGCGACTTTCATTTGTTTAGAGGAGAAAAATGAGCGTCATCAATTTTTGGCTAGATAGAAAAAAAAATAAAGATCGTAAAAAAGAAATAGAAAAAAGAATAATAGGAATAATCAATAGAAACTATATTCCAAAAATAATTCCTATTAAAAAGAAAACTGGAAATTAAATATATAATTAACCAGCCATAGTAAGGAGTAAAATGCCAGATTTAAGCAAATTTTTGGTTCCACTTTATAGTGCAGATCAGCCATATCATTGGGAATATGATAATCTTCCCTTACAAACTCTTGCAGAAAGAGATGAAATCATCAATTTTGCTGTTGATTTAAACAGTCAAATATTAAGTGATTGCAGTGGAACTCAAGGAACCCTTGCTAACAGACTTGCTCAATCAATTGATGCTGATGGCAATCTAATTCCACAGGCAGTCGATCAATCAGAACATAATATTGCAGAACATAGTGATGGAACAAAAACAGTAACTGATTTAGAACTAACTGGCTATCAAGAACTTGGATTCCCTTCCTTAATTAATCCTGTGCCGTTCGTAAGAATGCTTCAAGCAGAAAGAGACAAATTGTCTTTGATGGCAAATGAAGCAACAAACATGACAGTTTCTGTTCAAACAATTTCAAACATTGTTCTTTTTGAACAAGGACCAATTAATTTTGTGGAATCTGACAGCATTCAGTGGCAGGTTGATGCTCCTGACAATATTAAAGCCGTATTAAAGGTCTCTACAGATTTTGCTCACAGACATTATTACGATCAAACTCCTGTAATGCTAACTGGCTATCAAAATTACAAAGTCAATTCAATGGCAACTCCTTATATTGAGGATAGCCTTAGAATTTACTTAAATGGTGTAAGATTGAGCAAATATGCTGAAGTTTATTACCCAGATTCAATGGTATCAAATTGGATGTTAAATTCATATACTGAAGATTATGCCAATGGCAAATTCAATTTAACAAATGCAATTACAAGCTCTGATGTGATACAAATTGATTATGATATATCTTTGACTTAAGGAAATTACATTGAAAATTTATTCGCACAAAGACCTTAATTTTGGCTTTGTGATTCTATGCCATGACAACAACATTGGTTTACTTAAATCTACTGCAAGTTCGATTAAAGCACGATATCCAAAAACGCCAATAGTTTGTGCGACAAATGAATCATTAAGCATAGAAAGCGTTGAAGAAATGAAGAAAATATGCCCAACCTATAAGGGCAAAAATACAATTACTTCATTGATCAATACTGGAATGAGATATTCTCGTGCAGAATGGAATTTTATCGTTTGTGCTGGAGTTACAGTAAGAGCCAAAATGGACCAAAGATTTTCGTATTTCATTGAAAGTGAAAAAGATATTTTATTTCCTATTGCTGAAAATAAAATATATTTTGTTGACGGGACATTAAATGGACTATTTATCAATAGAAATACATGGAAGGAAGTTGGAGAAATGGATGAATCTGGCACTTTAGAAGAAGTAAAAACATTATGGGCAATAGCCGCAATTGCCAAAGGCGTAAAGTTTAAAGCCATTGCCAACAGCAAAATATGTTAAATTTCTCCATATATGTAGCTCCAACGATTGTTTTGTCTGTGTTTTCCTTCATCTACTTCTCGAAGATAAGAGAACAAACTTTCCCATCCAGCGAACATAAATTCTGTGGGTATAAATCCAAAATACCATAAAGGAATTTGTGTAACATTTGAGTCAGTAACAAGAAGTGTCGGTTTTTTAGCATTATTGCTATTAATTATTTCATGCGTAGTTCCGGTGGTAGGAACTTTATAAGGCAAATATGCAATTACAAAGTCTGCTCTGTCCACCATGCATAAATCTTTTCTCACAAAAGATTTCGAGATTCGAACAATAGTTTCCAGATCTCCATTTTTCTGAGCATCCTTAAGGATAGGGACCCATTGTTGTTTTGGGTCAGAAAAAGGATCAAATAAATTTATTCCAAATTCTTCCACAAGAACTTTTCGAGGCAAATTTCTCCAGTCCTCAGTCACGTCGTGTTGGATGGGACCAGATAAATATACACGTTGATTTTGTAAAAAACCCATTTGTTTATCCTTCTAAAGTAAATATTTTGAACTCTTATAAGGAAGCGGTTTCATTCTACAAAAAAGGAAAAGCAATGTCAATAGATGAAGGTTTGCAAAACGAAATAAATAAGGTTTTGAAGCACGAAATTGCTCAAAGACACAGTTATTTTCAATTAAAGTACTTTTTAATTGGCAAAGAGCCGACACTGCAATCGAAAATGTGGCAATGTCTTCGTGAATTGAAGACTAGAAAAGATTCTTTGGAAGCAATTGAATTAGAAATTCAGGAAACAAAAGACAAAATTGAATTACTAGATATATCTATTGAAAAGATGAAACTTGATTCTATTAAACAGTCTGAAGATCTTGATCGAAGAGAATGTGAAATAAAAATTCGACAATTAGAAAGACAAAAAAAGGCTGCGGAATCAAATTTGTCAGAAATTGCTGACCGCCGTAAATGGATAGAAGAAGAGTGTATATTCTTTTTTGAAACATTCAAAAACATCAATAAAATTGAAGAATTGAAAAATTTTGACGATTTTGAAGCTCAAAAACAATATTGGGGCGAAAAATTAACTCAAAAACTTAATTTAAAAATGTTAACTAGCAATCAATTAGATTCCGAATTAATAGAAACAATAGTCGCTTTACCCGATGATATTGCCATTAAAAAGCAAACTTTAAATACATTAAATCTACGTCATATAAATATGGTAAATCAACTAAAGCAAACGATGCAGATGATTGAAGAAAAAGAGAAAAAGGAGAATTAATGGCAATCACAAAAATTGCATCAACTGACATTGGATATATAACTGGACAACTATCATTGTTTCCAGAAGCAAAAGATTCAACAAGTCAGCTTTATGAAGCAACAAATAATTCACAAACGATATTGACGCAAAGTTTGCCTTATAATGGAAAATATATAATTGTGGAAAACAATGACAATTTTCCATCAAGTGGGATCTTGCGTATTGGTCCCTCGGCAGGCGAATCTGGTCCTGCTGAAATGGTATATTACCAAACTAAGACCAAAGGCATTTTTCGTGATTTAATTCGTGGATTTACAGGCTCAAGACAAAATCCTTGGCCAATTGGCAGTTTTGTCAGTAATGCTGTTTTTGCTGAACATCACAACGCTGCAAAAGATGCAATTATTCAAATAGAAACAAATTTAGGAACACAGGATTTCCCATCTTCTACTTCTTTGAATGGAATATTAAAAACACAAGAAACTAGATTTTTAGCACCTCGTCCATTGTTTCGTGCATATCCTTTAATTGGTGCTCCTCCGCTAAAAGTTCGTTTTCAAAATTTTAGCACTGGAACGCTAGTTCGTTATTTATGGGATTTTGGCGATGGAACAACATCGCTTGAAAAATCTCCTACACACACATACCTGACAGAAGGGGTATATTCTGTAAAACTAAATATTATAAGTTCTTTGGGAGCACAAGGAGTTGTTACAAAAAGCAATTATATTGTTGTTAGCAACAAAAGCAAACCATCATTCTTTTATATAACTCCAACACAAGGATATTCAGTTCAAACAGCGGCAGAAAGAACTGCAAATGGTTTTCCTACAGATCCAACAATATTTAATTTTGTAGATCAAACAGATGGAAATGTTATTCAAAGATATTGGATTTTTGATGGCGATGGATCAAGTGATAACGTTCCAATTCCAACACAAAGTATTTCAGAATCAAACCCAAATATTCACACAGTAAATTACGTTTACAATTTACCTAAAGAATATCAACCATCTCTTTTAGTTGTTTTTGATGATCAAAGTTTAAAAAGGGCAACTTTAGCAAATAAAGTTACGGTATTATAAATGACAATTCCTACAATCACATACCCAACAGCAATAGACTCCAATCAAAACTTATATCAAGTTCGTGATGGTTTAAGGGTTCAATTAGCTGAAGATTATAATCCCGGAGATACGTCAATAACAATTGTTGGCGATTTAACAAACTTTGATTCTACGGGAATTATTACATTAACAGAACAATGTAGCGAAGCAGAATTAAGAGCCATTTCATTTTATTATGGATCAAGAACATCCACAACTTTTGACCAATTGGAATTACTATCCGGTTTTATAGATTCTGCAAAACCTAAGAATCTAACAAATGTTACTCAAAATGTTATGGCTTTGCATCACAACAATTTGAAAGATGCAATAATACAAATTGAAAACTTTGCTGGCAAAAGCACTGACTCACCAATTGGACCACTTGAAGGTACGATGCATCAAAGAATTAATTATTTAAGAAGCATAGCATTAGCTCCAAAAGCATGGTTTAGTGCAGATCAAACTATTGGTTTGGCTCCTTTAAAAGTTACTTTTGAAGATCAAAGTTTTCAGTTGGGAACTGATGGAACGTCACAAACTGTTACACGAATTTGGGATTTTGGAGACAATACTGGTCCTTCAATAATTACAATAGATGAGACGACAGAAGTTCCTTCAAACATAACAAATGTTCTTGTTAACGAAGTTGGAACAGGAAATACTATTACCAAGACCTACACAAAGCCCGGAATCTACAGTGTTAGTCTGACTGTAACTAACGATTTTGGAACAGATGAAGTTATATTTGACGATTATATTCAAGCTCGATTCCCTGCTCCAGATTATGCAGCAATAGAATTTGTTTTAGGTCCAAATCAAGTAATTACAGCAGGAAGTCCTAGTGGAGGACCATATCCGCCTCCTTTTGCAACTCCTCCAAAAATAAGATCTGTAGCAAATCAAATAATAAATATTCAATTAGGACCCGCTGGATATGTAAATTCTGGAATTAATCCAAATACGGGAAGAACATATGCTGGCGAAGAAGTGGATATGACCAACACTCCTATTGATCCAATCGAAAGCTATACATGGATTATCAACGATGATACAGCACACAATAATTCATATTCTGCAAGGGCTGTTTTTAGCGTTGGAGGAATTTATGATTTAACTTTAAGAGCAGATACAAAATTTGGGTCATATCGAATAACAAATTATTTAAGTGCTTTTGACATAGTTGAACAAGTAAATTTATGGTTATGGACCTACAATTCAAATGGAACTGTTTCGTCAAATGAATTTGGACTAATTAGTGAAACATTTAAAAGCACAAGCTCATATACACTTTCTTTATCCAAGGATGATTCATTTTTGACAGGTGCAGTTAATGAATCGCAACAAAAAAGAGAATTTAATAGAAACAATGGATTTGTGCAACGAGGATCATCATCGTCTGGCTCTGGTGGCAAAGGGATATTATATTGGGCAAGTGGAAGGGGTCCTCTTGATAGTGCGAGTGTTGAAAAAGTTAAAATGTCAGAATTCGATGGTTTTTTAGGAACATATCTTAGCAAACCTGACCACTATCGTCCTTGGAACTGGGTTTCTTTTGCTTCTTCTTCTACTTTATATTTTATATTAGGAGGAGTTACAGGCACCATTGCACCCAATACTTCGCCAACAAATCAAACAAAAGATGCAATTACATTAAGCAGTTTAGTATATGATAGTCCAGCACAAACTTTGGAAAATTCAAACTACAAAAATGGTGCTGAGGAACTGAAAAACAATCAAGTTTCTTATGACATGAGTGGGAATTCTTTACAAGGCAACATGAGCGTTTATAAGTCCTGTTGGTACAATGATGCCGGATATTTCCTTCGGAATGAAGGTGTTGGCAATTTTTTTAGAATTAAAAGTTTTTATAAAACAAGCGGCAACAGCACAGAAGCTTTCATAAATATATCTAAACTACTAGATATGCCCGGATCAGCAAAAGTTGAAGGACAATTAGTTCCTTTGAGCCAAGGAGTATATTTTTTCAATAACTCTGGTGCAGTTTCCGCATATAATCCAACTAGTAATATATGGTCAACTGGTGGTCCCGGATTAAATTCCGCAACATTCCAGTCACTCCAAGATGTTTCTGTGAGCGGTTTCTCAGATGCATCCCAAACATTGCTTGCTACATCAGACGGAAGTGCAAATGCTTATTTGAGTTTTGATTATAGTCCCAACACATTCATTAAATTTAATGAAACAGATACCACTTTTCATGGTATTTCTTCGAGACCTTCAGCTTCTCAATGGCAAATGGGTATCTTTTAATTCGCCAAGATGGCTAAATAATATGATACAAAGTTATAAGAAATAAGGAATATCGTGGCAAATTATTTTCCGCCTTCATCAGTTTATCCTAAAAATTACGATAGCGACTATTCGTTGTTTTTAGTTTTTAATACAGCAGAAACAATTACTACACAAGATAATTCGCCTTGGGCAGATGAAATAAGTATTCGACCTGTACCCCCTGACAAAGATGAGATATGGGCTAGCAATGGTTTTGCAAATATAGAAGGAGAGTTATTTTATTATGATTCCGTAGAGTTAGATACAAATGGAAAAATAAACAAACTTAAAAGATGCTCAAGAAATTTAGGCGGAACTCATACAAAACAAAATAACGCAGGTTCTGAAGTTCGTGGATATGTTGTAGCAGAACACCACAATCAAATTGTTAATGCAATTTTAAATATTGAAAGCTTTGTTGGCGAAAATTTTTCTACAGATCAAAAAACGTTAGATTGGAGAATTAGACATTTACAGCAATTATCGACAATATTTGATGACTTCACTTGTCCAACAATAAATTTTAGCTATGAAACTATAAGTAACGATCCCGCAACCGGCATTGTGATTCAATATAGCATAGTTGTCGATGGCATTTTTACTAGTTTTAGATTAGATTTTGGAGATGGAGAGTTCACCACAACTTCTCTTGCAGGAACCCACCAATATTCTCCAAACGCCCTAATTGATCCAATTGTTACAGTTTCAAATTCTAAATGCACAATAGTACAAAGTCCTATTGAAAGAAATGCAACTTCAGAACCAACAGCAGCACCGACTACAAGCACATTGCTGATAGAAGTTCCGACTATACCAAATTTCCCAACTTTCAATATACCAACAATATCAGAACCTTCAAACATTGTAACAATACCACCAATTGTTTTTCCATGTTTAGACATAGGACCAATTGGACCAATAAATATACCTTCAATAATTGTTGTTGAACCACCAATTAACATACCTTCTTTAATTACCTTTGGTCCAGTACCAAATTTTGCAACAAAAATTACTTTTAGTCCCTTGCCAACTTTACCAAGCAAAATTACTTTTGGACCAATACCAACGTTACCACAAACAATTACTTTTGGACCATTACCAACTTTTCCGACAGAAATTAAATTTGGACCACTGCCGACATTACCAACAGAAATTAAGTTCGGTCCATTGCCGACATTTCCAACAGAAATTAAATTTGGTCCAATACCGATATTCCCAACACAAATTAATGTTGGACCATTACCAACATTCCCAACACAAATTAATGTTGGACCATTACCAACATTCCCAACACAAATTAATGTTGGACCACTACCGAAATTCCCAACGGAAATTAAATTTGGACCACTACCAAAAATTCCAACGGAAATTAAATTTGGACCACTACCAAAAATTCCAACGGAAATTAAATTTGGACCATTACCAAAAATTCCAACGGAAATTAAATTTGGACCATTACCAAATATTCCAACAGAGATTAAATTTGGACCATTGCCAAAGATTCCAACAGAGATTAAATTTGGACCATTGCCAAAGATTCCTAGTAAAATTACCTTTGGTCCAGTGAATATTCCTAGAACAATTAATGTTGTAGATAACATACCACCAACAATTGCATTAGTTGGCGGTCCAAGCTCGATAACCCTTGTTGCTCCAGCAGCAATTCCATTGGTCAGTCCGGGACCAATCCCGTTGGTCGGACCAAGCTCGATCCAATTGGTTGGTGTTCCAAGTTCAATTAGTCTTCAATGTTGTAGTTCGATTGCGGTAACAGGCATACCGCCATCAATTAGTGTAAATTGGGCACCCGTTCCCGTGCTAACTTGCGTTGTAACAGTGTCTTGCCCATCAAGCACACCTTCGGCATCGCCATTTGTTAGAAATTCCATTTTGGATGGAATTCCAGAATTTGACAACACAGTTGATATGCAAGTATCAGATTTAGGGATACCATCTGAGATTTTAGTTAAAATGCCAGAAATGTCTGACATTAAAATTATCCATGATATTCCAGCAATTATTCGAGTAGAAGCTCCAAAAATACCTGATATACAGATTATTGGACCTAAAACGCCTTTACCGCAAGAAATAAAAATTATTTCCGATAATATTCCAAGTACAATTGAACTTGTTTCTAAAGATTTACCAGAATCAATTAAATTAGATGTTTCAGATTTACCAAGAGCAATTAAATTAGATATTCCCGAAACTCTTCCTGATATCAAGATTGATGCCAGCGGTATTCCAGACAAAATCCAAGTTGTTGGAATTCCATCAGCTATTGAATTATTTGGAGCACCAAGCGAAATTAAATTGGTTTTACCAGATAAGCCTGAAGTTGAATTGGTTTACAAAGGTGCTCCTATAGATGTGAAAATTAATTTAGATGTAAGTAGATTAACAGGAGAAGATAATGGACAATGCGTAGCTATTGTCCCTTGCAAAACTTGAAAAAACAATTGCCACAAACTATTCCTTATTATCAAAGAATTTGAATGGAAAATGAGTTTGAGTTCAATTTACATGACTGGCGTACATAAACTATGAAAATAAAAAAACATTTAAATGGCAATCATTATTTAACGACTGATCAAAATAATTGGGTACGTAAATTCACAGAAAATAATGCTCCTTTTGTTGACCTTAATTCAACAATTGAAACCAAGGATCATTCTAGATTTCTTCAAAATGAAACAAAAAACGGTTTTAACAGATATGCTTGGATTGATGCAGAAAAATTTTTTCATCCAGACATCTTAATTATATCAGATGGATACAATTTTAAAGAAAAGCATTTATTGCTTAAAGATCTGCCAAAAAACGTCGTGATCATCGGCGTGAACGGAGTATTGAATAAGTGGGAATTTTCAGAAAGAAATATCAATTACTATGTTGTTAACAATCCATATGATGAATGCATGAAATATTTACCAAGAAGAGCAAAACTTTTACCTACATGTATTGCATCTCCTAGAACAAACCATGAATTTTTATCTAATTACAGAGGAACAAAATATAGATATTATCCTGTAAATGAAAAAAACTATATTACATCTGGTCAAAAAGAAGTTGAATGGCAAATTGATGATTATAGAAATCCAATTTGTGCAGCAATAGGATTAGCTTATAGATTTGGTGTTCAAAAATTAATGTTATTTTGTTGCGACGATTCATTTAAAGATGAACGTCCAAATTCAATTAAGCTAGAAAATGGTTTATGGATGTATCCACAACATCAAACTGCACACGGATTGATTGATGGCAATTTATATTGGTTAAAAAATCAGCCATATCAAGAAATTTTAATTGCAGATCATTCGAGTGGACCATTATATAAAAATGCATCATATATAGATGAAGAAAATTTATTAGATTTTTTTAGGACAGACAAATGAAAAAAAGGAATGAGCAAAAAGATCCATTTGGGTTTTTTGATTTAAGTGATTTCAAAAATTGGATGAATCAACAAAAAGATACAAGACCCAAAATAGAAATCATAGGTCTCCATGTAGAATCAAGAGCTAACTTGAAAAGACTTTTATCAAAAATAGAAATTTGCGAAGGTGAAATTGATGAAGTTGCCAAAGATTTCAAAGAAAATGGCGGAATCATTTCAGAGGCAGATGGTCACAAATTTCTTATAGATGTAGATAGTGGATCTTTTATTATTCATAGGATGCATGTAAAAAGAAGCTAATATTTTTGAGCCATAATTTTTTTATTTGGTAAACATGATCCATTTATTGTTACTATTTCTGATCTTGATTGCTCAAATTCAGGTCGATCATTTAAAGGAAGGTTTGTGTATCCTCTTTTTCTCAATGATGCACAAAGTTCGCTAAAAGAATTTGCAGATTCAATCCAAGGTTCCCACATCATTCTATGTTCATAAAAAATTTGGTTTAAACCAGAATTCCAACTTTGTGGAAGTTGAAAAGAAGATATGTCGTTATGTCTAGATGCTATTTGTGGTGTGCTTTTGAATTTAGCCAATATTCTGATGCCGCTTTTATCTCTTTTTGCTAAATAAAAATAAAGATCATTCATTTTTTGTGGCATAATTTTTCCCTTTCTTTAATTCCATCAAAAGTTCTTCAAAAACAATTTCCACAATTATTCTATTATATTCATCACTTTGTCCAAATTGTTGTGCAAGTATTTTTATTGCTTCTGTACACACAATTGTATCATGGTCGTCTTTCATGCCAATACCTCTACCTCAGTACGCCAATATAAAAGATAATTACTGCATTACTTATTTTGGAAACAACAAGGAATATTTGATACAACTCAAACTTTTGCGTCCATTTATGGAAAAAACATTTCCGGGCATAAAAGTATATATTGGTTGCCACGACAATGCTTTTTATTTACTTCAAAATGAAGACAGAATAATCAAAAAATCTGAATTAAAAGACAAAAAACACCAATTCGCATATGTTAGAGAATTAGTGTGCGACATGAAATGTCATCCAATTGAAGAATTCATGCTTGAGTCTGATATTCCTTGCGGTCCAATTGTAGAAAAACATGTCACCAAGCTTGATAAATGCGTTCTTTTGACAAATGGAATAATCCCTGTAAAAACACTAACTGGCGAACAAATTAAATCTGCAATTAATTACATTCGCAGTAAAGGATGCGAACCAAGATTAAATGATTCTATTGAGGATGCAGGGTGGGTAATAGGAGTGGAATGCGATCAATTGTATCAAGCAGGAGCAGAAGGAAAGATGACGACATTGATTCCCACAGGATTGGGTGAAAATTTATACAAGAAAATGTTCCCATCTGGTGAAATATTAAGGTTATAAAGGATAAATAATATTGAAGTAGGGTTTGCAATAGACACTCTATACACTCCAAGGAGAAAAATGAGCGTATTTAAAGTCACATTAAACAATAGTGCTCAAGGAGCATTGGATTTAAATCCAAGCACAGCTATACCAATGACAGGTGGCAACTATGGAAATCTTGGACAGGAAATGAATCCTTCTGTTCAAAGAACAGTTTATGTTGCTGGACCAAATAGAATTTACCGTAAATTGAAGGATGGTCAGCAATTTACAGACTGTAATTACTGGAAGAGATTTGCATATCCAAATCTTCCTCTTGATCAGGCATTTATTACAGTTGTATCTGATGATGGATCTATTTACAGTGACATCTCGGAAGAAAATACATATCCATTAGTCTACAATTTAGCTGTCGCAAACGTATCTACATTTGCCGAAAATACTGTTGACATTCTTGGCGATACAGGCGGTTTTGCTGTATTCGTGCAGATTGCCAACCAAGGTTCTACGCCCGTTAAAGTTCGTCTAAATGGTTCTGCCAATGCCATTTTCGATCTTGGCGCAAGCGAAACACAAGTATTTAACAGTGGCGATTTAAGTATCACCATGTTGGAATTTGCCAATACTGTTTCTGGTGGTTCAGAAACAGACATTCAAGTTCTTGTATCTGTTAGAACTGTTTGCCAAAGCTAATAAAAATTAATTTTTTATTACCCAGTTAGTTAATTCTAACTGGGTTTTATTTTTTTACACTCTTTAATAATATGGCACAAAGATTTAAAAAACAAGAAAAAAAAATTCCATTAAGCCTAAAAGATTTTTATAATATAAGGAATAGAGTTCTGTTTTTACATAACCAAGGAGGATTAGGCGATCTTTTAATGCATAGAATGATTTTTCAAGATTGCAAAAAAACATTTCAAGAAATAGAAATATTTTTTGCACATGACTCTGCGTATAAAGAAGCAATTATCGATCATCCAGAAATAAATTGCGTTGACGAAACGACATTAAATTTAGATAATTTTCTCATGTCTTACGAAACTTCTGTAAAGACAGCGGATCGATATGAAAATACAAACACACCATGCTCAGAACACAGATCAGATATTTGGGCAAAATATTGCGGCATAAAACTTGAAAATCACGATATGCAATTTAATTTAAATCAAGAAAAAATTGATGTCTTTAGAAATCATTTGAAAATTAAAGATGCTCCAATAATAATTTTTTGTCCAATCTCAAAAATGACAACCAAAACATTGTTGAATCATCAAATAAAAGCAATAGTTGAAGTAACAAAAGACCATAATCTTTATGGTTTACACACAAAAGAAATTTCAGAATTATCTAAATTAAACATAAAAACAATTAGTGAAGTATCTTTGAGTGACTGGATGCATTATATTGCCGCAGCAGATTATGTGATATCTGTGGATACAGCAGCTTTTCACATGGCAGGGGGACTAAAAAAACCTTTACTTGGCATTTTTACATTTGCCGATGGAAAAGCATATGGAAAATATTTTGACTTTGTTCTTGTGCAAAAACATCGAGATGACGGAAATTGGGATTGTGGACCATGTTATAAATTTTGCCAATGCATTAAATCCAACAAACCTCAAAAACCTTGTTTGACAGAGATTACAAAAGAAGAATTACAATTTGGTGTTTTACAAATGTTTGAAAAATGGAAAAAAATTAATTGACACTAAATTAATTGATATCTGGTAAAAAAATGTGTACAGTCCAATAAATAAGATATGGCACAGTTAATTAAGCCCGGATCAGTTAAGATAATAACAAATGAAGGTGAAGTTCAAGTTTCAATAACTTTAGAACTTAACATCAATTTAAACACTGACAGTATTAAGGTTGTATCTCAACAAATAGAAGAAAACAATAAAGAAGAAAAGAAAAAAGAAGAAAAGAAAAAAGAAGAAAAAAATATTTCAGATGATTGGTTAATCCCTGATTTTGGAACTTCTCCAAAACTTAATTTCGGAAAGAAGGAATAAGATGATATTCATACTCTCATAATAAAACTAGAAACAAAAAAATGATAGGAATTTATGGAATCAAAAATAAAGTAAATGGAAAAATTTACATTGGACAAAGTGTGCAAATACGAAAAAGAAAAACTAGACATTTTTATGAGTTAAGACACGGAAAACATAGAAATCAACATTTACAAAAAAGCTTCGATCAATATGGAGAAAACAATTTCGAATTTATTACATTGCAATTATGTAAACAAGAAGAACTAAATGATTTAGAACAAAAGTTTATTGATGAATATAAAAAAGTCACAGAGATTTATAACCTTGCAGAGTATGTCAATGATACAAAAGGATATAAAAATCCATTTTTTGGAAAAAAACATAAAGATTCGTCAAAAGCAGAAATGAGTGCTTGGAAAAAAGAACATTATGTCGGAGAAAATAATCCTAATTATGGAAAGAAAAATTCTCCAGAAGTCAGAAAAAAAATGAGTTTGGGGCGAGGCATACTTAAAGAAAATGATGTGATAAAAATTGTAGAAAGACTTAGAAACAACGAATCGCACGCATCAATTGCCGCTGATTATAATATTTCTAGAACTGTTATAACAAGAATTTCAAATGGCACACGATGGGCTAATATCACAGGCGGTCCTGTTTTTCCTGTCGTTTATAATAATGGAAAAAGAGTCTTTCAAGAAACTCATAAAAATAAATTAGTGGAAGCTCGTTGGCACAAAAATAAAGATGAAAAAACAAATAATCAAGATTTGACGTAAACCCTTACAGGAGAAAGACTTACAATGATAGGTTTTGATTGCGGCACCTACAATTTAGTTTGTAGTCACAGAGATGAAAAAGGAAATTTTGTTTACAAGCGTGAAGTAAACGCTTTTTTGGAACTTCCATTAGACAATCGCTTTGTTTTCAATATGATGAAAACAGCAGGAGTTCCATTAATTGAACGTGAAAAAGTAGCATATGCATTAGGCGAAGCTGCCTGTAATATGGCATATACCATGAGTCAGATTGAATTAAAGCGTCCCATGATTCATGGATGCGTTAATCCGAAGGAAAAAGACGCTTTTCAAATCATGTCTATTATGATGCACAGTCTAATTGATGGCGTCAAAAAAAATGGAGAAACTCTTTATTACTGCGTTCCTGCCAATGCAATCAATGAAGAAACAGATGCAGATTATCATCAAAGAATTTTAGCGGCTATTTTCAAGGCATATAAAAACGAATCTGGTTATACCGTTGATGCACATCCAATAAATGAAGCCTTGGCTCTTGCATATGCCGAACTAGGGAAGAAGGCATATACAGGAATTGCATGTAGCTTTGGTGGCGGAATGATCAATATTTGTTATGCAATGTATGGCAATCCAATATTTTCCTTTTCTATTGTCAATTCTGGTGATTGGATTGATCGTCAAGCTGCCAAAGCAACAGGCGAATCTATTGCATTTATTAATAAAGAAAAAATGAAAATAGACTTATCCAAGAGTCCATCGACTTTAGTTGAACGAGCAATCAATACTCAATATAGACTTATGATTGAGCACGCAGTTGCTGGAATCAAAAAAGGTTTTGCTGATGTAACAAAAACAGTTAGAACCGATGATGCTGTTGATATTGTGGTTGCAGGAGGAACTTCTTCTCCAAATGGATTTACCGAAATTTTCAAAGAAACAATTGAGCAGGCTGATTTGCCAATCAAAATTGGCGAGATTATCAGACCAAATGATCCTTTGTATAGTGTTGCCAGAGGTTGTCTAATTGCTGCTGAAGCGGCAAAATAAATAGAAAGAATTGAAATGAAAAAGAATCAGAAGAGCGTAAGCGACCTTGGTGCCGCTGCGTATTTACTAATGCACGATTTGAAGGTAATTGGAAGACGAGGAAGAGATATATATTTTTTATTGTCTGATTATACATCAGAGCAATTTGACCAATTAACCTTGGATTATTTATCAAGTGAATTTCATCGTTTTGATGCTTGCATTATGTCACTAAAGAAAATTGGTGAGTACAACTTTGATTTTAAGAGTTGTCATCGCTTTGTAACTGATTTGGGTGCAGCAGCTTATATTCTAATGCATAAATACAGAGTAGTTGGAAAAAGAGGAAAAGCGTTCTATTTTGAAGTAGATGAAGAGTCAGGTGATAAATTCGATGAAGTTGCTCTAGAATATATTTCCAGCGATTTTCATAGATTTGATTCTTGCTTAATGTCGCTAAAGAAAATTGGTGAATATATTAGCGAACAATCTTGATTCAAGAATGATATATAGAATCAAGGAGTGATTATGAAAAGATTTAAAGATTATTTAGTAGAGAAAAATTTATCAATTAAAGCTGAAGCAACATCTTCTTTTGATGACGTTGAAAAAGCCATCGATAATGCAATTGATAATTGGTCGCAAGATTTAAAAAAATCTCTTATAAATCCATTTCATATATCTCAAGATGCAGGCGAAGAAGGAGCAGAAGGAGCGGGAACACGAAGAGGATACGCAAAGCCATCATTTCATCGAAGTTTATGGGATAGATTTAAAAACACATTGTCAAATCTATTCTACAGTCGCTATCATTCCGACAATCCCTACAAATGGCAAAACGCTTTGGGCGATTACTTAGGGCAAAAAGTTCAGAAAGAAAATTTTATTCCTTTGCCTTTTCATTTGGAAGATTACCAAAAAATAGAAGAAATTTATAATTCATTAGAACAACAAATTAATGAAAATGATGATACAGAAAATTTACGATTATTTGTAATCATCAACAAAAAAACACAAGAACTTAAAAATATCGTAAAAAATATCTTCAAAAGTTTACAGCAACAGCAACAACCACAAACTCAACAACCTCCACAAACCACACAACCTGCCCCAGAAGAACCTGTTGCAGATAAAGGCAAAATAAAAGTGGGAACAGGTGGAGATTATGATCCTATTGGCACAGCAGAAATAGGTGGTGGAAATGTTCCAAAAACAACAATAAGCATTTCAAAAGGCGTTTATGAAAATGCCAAATTCTTAGGAGTTCATGATTACGAGTCCCCTGAATATGGACCCAGATTGATTTGGGAATGGAATATTCATGGAAATAATATAAGAACAGTCACATCCAATCGTGCAACTAAAAATAATAAATGTGGCAGAATTTATTGGAAAATAATTAATGAAATTCCACCCAAAAATATACACAGAGATAATGATAGATTCATTGATGAAAAAGAAAAAGAAAAAATTAACCAGAATATAAATAAACTTTACACCGTTTACGTACATGAAAGTGCTACTGGCACGTTATTTGTAGACAATGTAAAAGGATCATCGGAATCCGATGAATAATTATTTTTGATTAGCCTTGGCAGCAAGATTTGCAATCATATCCAAATCAATATACTGAGAAGAATTTTGTGACAATATAGGTTCTTGATTGTCGTTTTCATGGGTATCTACTGTTTCAGAATATTGTATATCAGATTCAGATTCTGACTCGGATATTACTTGCTCTTCTAAAATGCCAACAATATATTGCCATGAATAATAGTTTTTACATCCAGTAATATGATGTTTTGAAAAAACTCCATCTTCATCTAAAGATTCTATAATTCCTGTAAAAAAATCAGAAAACTGTTGGTTATCAAAATTCACTTTGTTGACAGTTGTTGTTAAAATTGTACAAACTTTACCAACAAATGATTCTTGAAGCTTTTTAATATTAAGTGCTTTCATATTATTCCTTAATGCCAGATATCACTAAACCCAAAAAAATCGCCGATTGTACCAATTGGACCAGAGTAATCCAAAGGTTTTTGATTTTTTAGAACAAAATAATGTAACATTTCAACATTGTTTTTTATCAAAAATTCATTCCAATCGTTGTATCCAAGAGGCGGCACAACATAGTATAATTTATCCTTGGTCTTTTTTGCTGTTTCCAAGGCGGTAATTACAGAACTCATTTTCATGGTGCCTGCTTTACCCGCTTTGTCTCTATCTAAGCACAAAACAATTCTATAGTCAGATAACATCAGTGCTTGTTTTTCACTCATATTTTTGCCGCCACAAGCAGCAGCATTAAATTCTGCCATTTTCATTGTAATAGCATTAAATTCGCCTTCGCATAAATAAACTAGTTCGCCAGCTTTTGGCCAATCTCCTGCCATAAAAACAACATCTTCTTTACCTACTCCAATTTCTTTGGGAGGACCAAGATATTTACATTTTGATTTGCCAATGTGTCTTGCGTTGAAATATATAAGCCTTCCGTCCTTATCATAATATGGAATTATAATTCTGGCTTTATAACGATCTTCTGTGCAAATATACAGACCGTCAATTGGCAATTTTCTGTTTTGCAGGTATTCTTCAGCTTTTTTTCTCCACCAATTATTGGTTGCCAATTCTGAAATTAATTTACATCCTGTTGGCAAACTAATTCCAACAGGAGGAGCAACTACAAGAGGTTGTCTGTCTTCTTCAGCAAACATTTCCTCCAATTTTTTTTCTAAATCATGAATACTAGTCCTGCCAGCCAAAGTTGAAAGTGCATCTTCTCTATCACAACTGTCAACTAATTGAACAAGTTTAACAAGACTACCTTTTTTATCTGTTTTGAAACAATGAAAAACACCAAATTTACGTTTTTTCTTGCCACCGGCAGGGCTGCACCACATATGGTGATTAGAATCATCTGTGAAAATTGAATTTATGCGAATTTCTTTACCTTTGACTTGGATATTATCCTCTCCAAATCTGTTGGTTGCCCATTTTAAAAATTTATCGTATGAAATACTCATATTGATTTATCCTAGATCTATCGCTATAATATAGTTATTATGACAAATCAAAACGAATCGCCAGATGATCGCTTAATTTGCGAACACATGTCTGTTTCAAGAACACAGACATGGCAAGACTGTCAGGCAAAATACAGGTTTCGTTATCATCTCAAAATAATTCCAGATGTTCCAGTCCAACCTTATTTTGTTTATGGAAAACTCGTTCACAAAGTTGCAGAGGTTTATGTTCAAGAACAGGGCAAAATTCCAATTGAAAAAATTGCCTCAGATTGTCTCAATGGTAACATAGAGGTGGAAGAAGGTCAACCTCCGCCCATTTTAAACAATGAGTATAAAAACAAATTTCCTGAACATTTAAAGAACATAAAAAACTTAAATGACAGAATAGGATATGACGGAGAACTAGAATGGTCATTCAAATATGATCTTCAACCTCCAGACAATCATATCGTTGTTGGATTTATTGATCGCCTAATAATTCGTGGTGATAAATATTTTATATTAGATTATAAAACCACCAAAAAAGGTCGCTGGAGAAAAAACGCAAATACAATCAAAAAAGATTTGCAGCTTTGTTGTTATGCCAGAGTTGTTCAAAGAGAATTTGGAGCAAAACCAGAAAACATTAAAGCTGCATTATTTTATCTTGAGGGTAACGAGCTTATTACTACGAGATTCACCGAAGAATCTATGGCAAATGCCGAGCAAGAATTACACGATGCATACAAAGAAATTATAAACACACATCCAAATGATGTTTATGGGCGTGTTGGAGATCAATGTAAGCGTTGTGATTATAGAAGCATTTGTCCTTTTTATTCACTTACTTAGGCAAAACAACGTAATCAATAGGAAACTCAATTTGAGGTTCATTTCTATTGATAATTGGAATTTTTTGAGCCAAACCAGATTGACGCAATAAAAATTCATAACCTTTTTGCTGTCCCCAATATCTATGAATAACGCTTAAAGGAGTAAAATATCCTCTGCCTGTACCATTTTGATATTGTGTGCCCCAACAAGTGCCAATATAATTGCCATTGTCATCCATAAGTCCTCCCCCCGAACGACCGGGGCGAGGGCTATTTTTTTGAGTAACTAAATCATATCCTATAATTCCCAACATTTCGATGTCATAATGTGCGACTTCGGAACCCAAGTCGCTGCCACATGAATGTGCAGATTTACCTACTTTATATTCATAATTTTCTGGACCAATTGGAATATAATGGGGCTTCCAATCTGGAACGAAAGTAATTAAGGATGTATCCTGCCCCTCAAGATAACTATAAAAAACCACACTGGCATCGTAGCTTTTTGGATAATCTAATTTTTGATCATTTTTATACCAAACAATTATCTTGCAACGTAAAGGATTAACTTTTAATTGTTCAGCAGACATAAATCCTTTTCCCCATAAATGTCCACAAGAAGCGATATATGCTACATTTTTTAATTCATCATAATATACAATTGTGCCAGAACCAGATGTATTATTTACAGAAATTTTTACAGAAGCAGACAGAAATTTTTTATATTCCGCTCCTCTATTTTCAATAGGTGCATTAGCAACAATACCAACAGGAGTCTTTTCCAGAATTGGCATTGAATATTTTTCGGCAAAAACCGAAAAAGGTTGAATTAAAAATAAAGCAAAAAAAACCAATATAGAAATTTTTTTTGACATTGCTACTCCTTAGCGATAAAGAACCCCTTTTTATATATATTACTCAGGATTAAAGAATGGCGACATTAACTATATCTCACTACATTTATTTAACTCGTGAACAAAGATATGCTCTTCATGAAGGCAATAAATTAGAAGTGACTGGCGTTAGCGTGCCAGTGTGGTTCAAAAAAGGGAACACTTCAGAACCCGCTCAAGAAATATTTTGTAAATACACAATTTCTAACGATTCGTCATCAAATCGCTCGATTGTTCCAACAACCACTGGATATGAAATCAATCTGCCGCAAAAACTAAAATTCGCAAATGAATCAGTACCAGAAGAAACACAGGTAGTGGTTTCTGTATATTTAGGAACATCTGAAAGATTGTTGGATATAAATGATGGAGGATCAGAGTGGTTAGAATTTAGACAATTTAGCAAAATTCAACAAGGAACGAACAAATTTAATGTTGTTCATTTTGTTGAAATAAAACCAATTGAACTACTAGAAGACACATTGAGTTAAGGGCAGTCTTTAAGAGCTAATGCCATTCTCATATTTAAAGAATCTCCTCCTGCAAATGTAATTGAATTTGACAAGGAAGATGATGCAATTAAAGTTCCTGAATTATCAGATGTACTAGCCATAAAGAGATTGGTGACTGGTCCATATCCGGCACCAGTTGCAGTAAATGTAATGATTTGGCTACTTGCCCTATAAACTCCACTTACTTCTTCAATTGTAAAACCTGATGAAGAACTAACTGCTGCTCTCAAGTAACCGTTTCCAGAAGGTTCACCTACTAAGCTAGATAATGTGTCAGTAGTGCTTATAGTAGGTCTGGCGTCTAAACCAAAAAAATATTGACTAGGGATTGTCGCTCCAGCAAAACAGAGAGACAAAATAAATGATTCTCCTCCAACATGAAGAGTATTATATAAATTTTTATCTTCCCAAATAATTTTGTTGTTTCGAACATGTTGTATTTCGAGAATTTTTACTAAACCATGCCAATCTTTTTTCATGTTGCCTCTAATGAAATTGGAGTTTTTTTACCTGTTTTTGAAGAAAAAAATACTTTGTCAATATTAAATCTTTCGCCATTAAATGTGTCATCACCAACATATTTGTTGCCAGTACCTTTTTTCAAATAAGCGATTGTCACATGAGGAACATAAAATGCATGATTTTGAGTTACCAAAAGCGAACTTTTCATTCTGCTGTTTAATTTATGAAGTCCTTCAGAAAATACATCTATCACTAAAACATCAAAATTTTTATTTTTAGTAAATAAAGATATTTTTCCTAATGTACAATCAATTTGTTTTTCGTCAATGAAATTTTTAGAAACTTGTTTAACATTAGATGTATGTATTCCATATATTACAGTGATGTGTATATCATCTTCTCTGCCAAACAAAAAATCTTCTGAATTAAATAAAGTTTCATCAGGAACATGGTCAAATCCCCAAGAAATTATATTGTCAGTTAAATGTTCTGGAAGTTCTACCATCAAAGATGAATAGTCATATCTTCGCTCTTTATCCGAAAACTGTAGAAAATTCATCTTCGTCGCCTTTCTCTTCTTCTTTAGGTAGATTTCGGCGTCGTTGAATTTCATTCAGTCTATTTTTTTCCTTAAAAATTTCTTCATCAATCGCTTGAATCATACGCAAAGGATCATAACCATAATTAACTGCCTTTGATTCTCTTTTCTCTGCAACGACCTCTCTACGCTCTCTTTTTTTCTCTAAATGCTCTAATTTGCTCATAGCAATTCGAATATAATGTCTCACTTCAGATAAAGCATTGTCATTAGGCGTGTGTGATAAAGCCTTCAACAGCAAAGATTTAGCTTCTTGTGTATTATTCTTCATTGTTCAACCTTTCTATCCAGCGTATTGGTGCTTCATTTGCGATAATTTGATATTCAACAAAGTCGCCTTCATGTAGATATTCTTGTAAATGTTTTTCTTCAATACGAACTTTCCAAATATCAGATTGATTTTTAGTAGGCAGGTTTGCTAAAGTCACATGATTTGGGATCGATGCTTTAATACCCAAAGATAAATCCCTTTTCATAATTTCAAAATATTTACGTTCAGATAATGGTCTGCTCATATAAAGAGTTAATATCTTATTGTATTTTGGGTTACTTTGTAATTTATCAATTAGATCCTGCATGCTTATTTTCAACGAAAGTGGTGCTTGATCCTCAAATAAATTTTTTACCTTATATCCTAATGGTGTTGATTCATAAATAAAATATGATTTTCCCACATTTACTTTTGATTCGTTAACTATCCAATCATTTTCTGGGCAAATTGCTTCAATAACTATTTCTTGACTTTTCCAACTTGGAATTTTTGATATTGCCAAATCAATGTTTTTAGCCATTTGATCTAATACCAATTTAGATTCTGCCAAATAACAATTTGTAATTTCATCGACTTCTTCAGGACCAAATTTATTTCCATATAATTTTGCACAATATTCAAATAAAGACAATCTTATTTTGTCGCAATTTTTGTTGTTTTCCGCCCATCTGTTAAAAATTGAATTTGCATGACTTACTTTTCTAGAATCACCTGTACGAATAGCCATAATTAATTCATTGGCTAAAGGATAGTGAACTTCAGACAACAACTTAGACATTTCTTGCAAATTAAGAATGTTTTTTTTAACTTCAGATATTTGATCATTAGGCTTCAATAACAAACTAGACATATCTGCGTTCAATTTTTCTTTGTATTCATCTAAAATGATTACAATATTTGTACGAGATCTAGATTCAACATAACTTGTAAACGACATTTATGCCTCTTTCAACTAAACAAGTGCAACAACGAAAATAACCAAACCCAACCAAATTCTTGCAATAATTTATGATTTTTTCTTTTAAAATTTGCCAATACAGACGGCATCTCTGAACTATCAGGAGCCAAAAGATCAGTTCCGTCATCAATAAGAAAATCCTCTGGCTTTCCTTCCATTAATTCACGCTTAATTTCTTCATAAACTTGATTTTTGAGAATTGCTGTAGCCTCTCTAGGAGTTTCTGCTCCCATAGGAACGTCTCGCAACATGGAATCACGAACATGAAGTGCTATACACATAGACATAATAGCGTCATCATGCTTGCCTTTTTGTGCTTGAGCTTTCTTAGTTACTGGATTATATTCAAAAGTTTGTAATTCCATTACAAATCTAGCACTGTTTATTCTTACAGTTTGATTTAACAATCTATTTTGTAACGATTCAAGATATAAAGCACGATTTGTTTGTCCAATTTTAATGCCGGGCTTAGCATTTGCAGATTTTGTGTTCTCAAAATGTAAATTCTCATAAAACAAAGTATGCTGCAAAGTACTTAAAACTGCTCCGCCCGGACCCATATTTTCAACTACTATTAAAGCATTGTTATAATAAGTGCCAACTTCATTTAAAACCTGTGCAAATTCATGAGGAACTACAACATTCGAATAAAATTCGGCAACCTGTTCCAATGTTGAAGTATCTATAATTTGAAAACATGAATTATCGTTGTTTTCACCTTGTCCTTCAGCGACATCAACGCCTATTATATATTCATGACCTTCGACTGGTTCTTTCCAAACCCACATTGCACCTTTATTGTGCTCTTCTTCTAATTGAGATATGCGACCAGTTTGATTAACCCACTTAGGAAATAATTTTCTGCTAGGATAATTACTTCTGGTTTGCTCTGTAAGTTGCGTAATAACTCTGGCAGGAAAATAAGTTTCACCAGAACCAAGAAATTCACGCATGACTTCTTGTAAAAAGCCTTTTTCTCCAAGTTGGGCTTTTTGTTCTGCAATCCAATTTTCGTCGTTGTAATTTGGATGTTCCCAAAAATCTAAATCGATCACATTAAATTTATTTAAATTTTCTTTTGCATCATGGTAGGTTTGCTCATACCAGTTTCCAAGACCATTGACTGTTGAAACAAGCGTACAGCTACCACCAGTGCTTAGAATTGGCCACATCGCTTTCCAGTGCTTGTCCATATCTGGAATAAATGCGGCTTCGTCTACAATTAGAAATGTAACAGCTTTACCACGAGCGGCTTCTGGCGAATGGAATTTACAGGCAGAACCTGTTTCCGTAAATTGTTTTAAGTGATCATTCCACTTTCCGTCTTTTTTGGGTTTTAGCCATGAAGGTAAATTTTCACACGCACGATCAATCATTTGACCAATATCTGTGGCGTCACGATCTGTTTTGGAAAGCAACATAATTTGTTGATCCAATTGAAACATGCATCTCCACATTCCCCACAAAATCGAAACAGTGGTTAAACCTCCCTGCCTAAACTTGGAAATAATGTTAAATCTGTTGTTTTCATAATCACGAATTACTTTTCTTTGATATTTAAATAAAACAAAAGGAATTAATCCTCTCATGGGATGCAGAATTTTTACATATTTGTGGCAAAAATAAAAAAAACTATTGCAACATTTGATAATTTCTTTTTGCCGACGAGCAGCATCGTAATTTTCCGCATTTTCATATGGTTCATTCGGATCGATATCTAGCTCATATTTATCAAATTCGTAATATTGGGGGTCGTATTGGAGCTTGCCTGTGTCAGGGTCAATATTCCCACCAGATAAATAAAATTCTTTAAATGATTTCGAATTGTCCATTAAAATTGCCTTACTGAATTTTTTAAATTCTGGGAGTTTGGATAAAATATATATCATCAAAACAGGCAAAAAGCAAAAATTTCGAAAAAACTGTTGATTGACTAAGTACATTCTTGTAAGATTTTTTTATCCGCTTCCAAATGAAAGGGCAGATTTTGACAAAAATTGAATTGATAGATTTATTAAATAACGATTTAATGAACGAATATAAGCACATGCACTTTTACCTATATCATGCAAGTGCAATTACTGGTTTGCATCGTGAAGAACTCAGAGAATTCTTGTTAAAAGAAGCTGCGAGTGAAATGAATCATGTAACAGAATTTTCTGACCTGATTTTTGGTTTAGGAGGAACCCCTACAGTTTTGGGCAATAATTTTCTTAAATTGGAAAATGCAAAAGATATTTTTCAATATGCTCTGCAAATGGAAGAAGAGGTTGTTATCAACTATGTAACTAGAATAAATCAATCTAGTTCGTTAAACGATGTAGATGGAAAATGGTTAGAAATTTTCCTTGAAAAACAAATTGAACATAGTCGAGAAGATGTTGATCATTACAGAAGAATTTTGACAGGATTATAATGGGCATTTATGCAATTTCTATAGCTGCAATTCTTTATCTAATAACTGCATATTCTTGTTTTAAGCAAGCAGATTATCCTCATTGTTCTATGTGGATTTTTTATGCTTTGGCAAATTGTTCGCTAATTTGGTGGGAAATGGTTAAAACTTCCAAAGGACAATAAAATTCCAACTGAAAATGAACGCAAATATATCATTGAATCTTGTTGTGAAGATCAAGCAAAAAAAGATGCAATTGAAGCATATGCAGTTTCTCAAGGTTATTTGACCACAAGTAGTAAAATTGCAACTAGAGTCAGAAAATTAGTCAATAAATCAAACAATTCTGAAAATTATGTGTTTACTTTAAAGGTAAGTACGAATGGTCGTTGTGTTGAAATTGAAAAAAATATTGACAAGAGAGATTTTGATGATTTATGGGCAATTGCGTTAAATAAGCTTGAAAAAATAAGATATGTTATTAGTCACGAAAAAATGAATTGGGAAATTGATTTTTTCAAAAATTGTAATGGTGAAACATATTTGGCAGTTGCAGAAATTGAATTGCCAGAGAACGGTACTAATGAACCCGAAAGTTTGCTTAATTTGGTAAAAGAAAATTTATTGTTCGAAGTACCATTGAATGACACTAGATTTTCCAATAAGTTATTGGGAGATGCCAGTTATGTGGTAAAAGTTTTAGAAGAAATTAAAAGAAAGTGAGAGTGAATTTTGAAGTATGAAATTGTAGAAAATCTTCCTGTTGCACGTTTTTTTTATAAGGGATCGCACACGCATCCTGTTAGGCGTACTATTCTTGTGATCGAATCAAATCGTGATTTTATTCAAGGATATGAACTTCGAGAAGGAACTACTGTAAGAACTGCCGAAAAGGCACCAGTTAAAACTTACCTTCGATCAAAAATTGCTAGAGGAATGAGTCTAAGAGCAAATAATCCAATAAGAAAGTCGTCCCCCAATAAAAGCACTTTGGTGAGACGACCCTTGATCGATATCATAAAAGTAGGTGCATGAAAAAAGAGGGGACAAAAATCCCCTCTTTTTTTTTATTTCTTTCGACTTACAATATTTTCGACAACATCTTTGCCAAGAATTTCTTCAGCACAATTTTTAACAGGCGAAACTTTGTTTTTAATTTTGTGCAAATTAACAAAGCCGTGAACCTCATCATCTTCTTGCGTGATTTGTTCAACATAATCAAAATTGTGCTCATACCATTCTTCGCCCAAGAATTCATAAATTGCTTGCATTGTGTCTTTTGGCTTAGATGTCAAACTATTAAAATCAACAAAAAACAAGCGATTTTGGAATCCTCTTTTAATTGCATCATCAATTCGATTCAAAGCAATTCCAACAGGCTGTTCAGGTCTCATCCAATAATCACATCTTCCTTGAATTGTCTGAAATTGGAAATAGTTTTCCTTTTCGCCGGGCGGCTGTTTTATTTTAGAAGTTTCACGATATAATTTTTCAAAACTGGCTAAAATTTCTACAACTGGACGAACAGGAACTAGAATTTTAACTTGTTCTTCTAAAAGATCTTCTATTAACTCGATATAAGGAAGCCACCCTCTGCTTTTATCAAATATAACGGGCTTTTTTATATCTTGATGATATGCTGAAACTATAGCCTTTAAAACGTTTCTACATTTGTCAGGACATGGAGCAGCTTTATGCTGCACTAATCCTGTCCAAGTATTCCTAACGCTAAACAATACGTCAACTAGACCACTTGTCGCAGTACCATGAAATCTTGGATTCTGACATAAAATATTTTGCAGAAGTGTCGATCCCGACCTTGGTAATCCTGAATTAAAATAAAGCTTCACGGTTCCTCCTAAAATGTTAAAAAGCCGCCAAACATGTTTATGCTTGACGGCTATGTTAAGCTAAACTATGCTAATTACAACAAGTTTTTCTTTGTTGCATAAGCCAATACAGCAGCATTGATTGCATCCATGAGAGCACCCAATTCAGGTGTATCAGCCATTTCTTTCATCATGTCTAAATTAATTGCAATTCCTGAACTTCCATCTTCGCTTTCTGGCATCAAAACAACGCCATTATCTAGATTTGCACGTTGTAGATGAATGGATGTCTTTGCCTTTGTTCCATCAAGCTTAGCCAAGAATTGTGTAACAAACCACTTGTCATAGTTAATTCCGCTAACTGCTGGAGCGGCTACAGGTTGTGATGCACTAATCATAAAAAACCTCCTAAAAATTTAAAAATCATGAACTTTCTTTCTTTTACTTCCTTGTTATATTAAACAGGAGTATTTTCGACGAGAATTCCTTTCCAATAGAATCGTCCTAAACATGTTGAGGCATCTGAAGCTGTCGTGACTTTTGCATTAATTTGAACTTGATGCCCATTGTGATTAATGTTGTTGTAAATCCATCTTTCGCCGGTGGATTTAACACTTGTTAATGTGTCTCCAAGGATTTGATCGTCATTTCCATAGAAGCCAAATCTTACAACAGGATACTGCGATCCATCACCTGTGCCATTATTCAATATAATGCCAACTTCATCACAATAGAACGTACAATTATTTGGAATATTAGCATAGTATAGTGTTCCGGTGCTTCTAAAATTAACTTGTTTACTCATAATCACATTCTGTGTACCAGAGTAAAACAAGAATGCCTCATTAGCACTTTCACCACCGTCACCACGAATGACAATACCACCAGAAATATTAACCGTTCTATCTCGGCGAGCCACTGCGGCATAACCAAGAGCTACAGAGTAATCTGCAAATGCACTTGATTCACTACCAATTGCTAAGGCATCATATCCATCAGCATAGTTTTTGTGACCAATTGCGCTTGCTCTACTGACACTTGCTGTATTTCTGTAACCAATTGCAGAAGCACCCCAGTAACCAGAAGCATCGTTTTCATAACCAATTGCACTTGATCTATCGCCGCTTGCTGTATTGATCACACCCAAGGCAGAAGATTTCTCGCCTGAAGCTATGTTGCCTTCACCAAATGCACTTGCACGCCAATCACCTGCATAGTTTTTGTGACCAAACGCAGATGATTTGCTTCCCGATGCTAGGTTTTTATAACCAATTGCAGAAGAACTCCAATAGCCATCAGCAGTGTTGTTGTAACCAACTGTTGTACTTCTATTTACGTAACCATAATATGCTGGCAAACCGGAATAGTTGTAGGAACCGATTGATGTACAATTTTGACCATATATGTAGTTTTGATTACCAACTGCTGAAGAATAATCTCCATAACAGCTATTGTTGTAACCAGTGGTAATTGAATAACTACCTGTAACAGAGTTGTTGCCGCCAATTGTTGAAGAATAATATCCATAAACACTATTGCTATAACCAGCAGCAAGTGAATGGCTGCCTGCTACATCGTTCATGCTACCAACAGCAGTTGAATCAAATGTGTTATAAAGAGCATCGCCAACATTGTTTTTGTGTCCAAAAGCACTCGATCTAGACTGATAAACATTGTTTCTATAACCGAACGAAGAAGAACCCCAATAGCCGGAAGCTTCGTTTTCGTAACCAACAGCACTAGCCTTTATTCCGCTTGCAACGTTATTTGAACCAAATGCAGAAGCTTTGTAATTAGAAGCTGTATTGTCATTACCAAATGCCGAAGACTGTCTGTCGGAAGCATAGTTTTTGTGTCCAAAAGCTGCTGCTTGACTGTATTCTGCACTATTTCTATAGCCGATTGCAGAAGAACTCCAATATCCACTTGCGTTATTTCTAAATCCTACAGCAGTTGCTCTGTTGACAGGATTTCCATATCCGTCAGAAACATCTGAAGAATAATTTCCATTGGAAGTATTGTTGTATGCACCAACAGATGTGTTATACGCACCATTTGTATAGTTGCAATAACCCATTGCTGTTGAGGAATAGCTGTAATATGAATAAGATGCATCAACAGTGTTATCGTAACCAACAGCCGTTCCATTGTTTTGATAACATTTATTGAAGTATCCCATTGCTGTTCCATTGTTGGAATCTGCATCATTTCGATATCCGACAGCAACAGATGCCCACCCAGAATAGTTGTAATAACCGACTGCCGTGCTGTAACTTCCGTTTGAGTAGTTATTAGTACCCACAGAGGTTCCACGGTATCCAGCAATGTTGTTATTACCAAGTAGAGTTGCATACTGTTCTGTGTATGATGTATTGTCATAACCAACAGCAACGCCTTGGTATCCAACATGATTGTTGTATCCAATTGCTGTTGCAAGATCAGAGCTTACATCGTTGGCAAATCCAATAATTGTTCCATAATTGCTACTTGTGGTACATCCATTTCCAACAATGATATTTGAAAGGGAGCTAAATGGATTGGTTCCATCATTAACTGAGGCATCTTTAAAAAGATATGTTACAAGTTGACCTAAATTAATTCTTACTGTATCTGTACCAACAGCATCTTCTGCTGGGAATTGATATGTTGAATCAATGTCTCCTTGGTTAATTACGTCTAATTGATAAATTCTCGTCATACTCTTTTCTCCTTGACATATCGAGTGTCCGTAGTGATCCCATTATAAACTTCGATTACATCATGTGATGAAGTTTCAAGTGCGGAAATTATATAATTAGGATATAGATGTTTGTTTGTGGCTATTGTATAATCTCGCCATAAAATTGTGCAATCTCCTTCGCATGGCACAAGTTTTAAGTTACAGACAATAATAGCCGGAATATAAGATTTTATATTTTTGAGCATTGAACAACCATAAAACATAAATTCCGCCTTGAACAATTTTATGTGTTTAATATATCTATTAAAGATTTTAGATTTTAAAAATCGGAATAATTCCAATCTACAGCAGTTTTAGATAAATCATAAAACGATCTAATTATTTTTTGTTTTTTAATTGATTTTTCAGAATACCCAATTACAGAAATTTTTTGAGAATTACAGCCAAAAGGCAGGTTGTGCAATTTGACACAACCTGCCCATTCTTTTGAAAGTAGTTCTCGCCAGCCTTCTTTTGGCATATTCTAAATGCTTATCACATAAAAAATACAATATAACATAGACCGATGATTTGTGCAGCAATGATTCCAAGTAGAATTTTATCAGAAGCAGAATATCCAGAAACTTCTGCACGACTTTGAATTTCGTCAGCGATTCCTAAACTATTCAATTTATTCGAAAAATCACTAGGTTGGTCCTTAACAGCCTTGACCGCAGCAACTATGGCTTCGATCATTTCTTCTTTTGTAACATGACAATCATTTTCAACGTTCAAAACAGAAACCGCTGGAGCATTTGTACTAATATGTTCCACAAGTTGCATTTGAACTTTTGGATCAATAGATTCTACTTTTTGCTCAACAACCTGTCCTGTTTTAACATCTAAAGTTTCGATTGTACGTTCAAAAACAAATGGCTTGGTCTTTTCTTTTACACGCTTCTGTAAACGTAAAGGACGTTCATCTTCAATGTGAAGCTCAATTGTTCGTTCACCTTGTCCATCTTCGTCTTTTACTTCTGTGATTCTCTTTTCAACTCGACGACCATCATCAAGCACCCATCTTTCGACATCTTCAAAGTCATCCATAATTCCTCCAATATAGAAGTGGCGGTCTATTATTATATATTCAAGTAGATCATTTTTTTGGTCGAACTCTTATCTCTATAATATTTACCGATTTGTCAAAAGTTTGAAATGCACTAATTTCAGCTAGATTCTGAGCATCTTCATACGTTTCAGCTACAATTGTAGAAAGATTCTTGTATTCTATTCCTAATCCCTGATTAAATCTCACAACTGCTTCCCAATTAAGCACTTGCGGACTTTTTAAAATTTCAATTGCCGATTCGACTGCTAATTCGTAACTATCAAACTCTTTTTCATTTATAACAATTTCGTTATTTGGCACTGATTCTTTTTTTAGAATAAATTTTCCATTATTTGGAAAAATAATAAAGCCATTCATCATTAAATCACGCAATTCCATCTTTACAGTCCCCATTTGAGTTTCAAAATTTCCAGAATTTCTTTTTTATTTTTTTCTGCAATTTCTGCTAATTGTCGTTTTTCCAATGGTTTTCTTTGTCGTTCTATTTTTCTAGAAAGATTAAATAAATGCTCAATTTTATCTTCCCAATCTTCATAAGGAGCATATCCTTCTAGTTCGCCACCAACTTCTTTATACACTGTTTGCCCTTCATACTTAACTGTGATTTCACGAAAATGCGATAAAACAGATATTGTCATGTTCATGCCACGAGATAAACCATCAAAATGAACTCCAATTTGATAACTTTCTTGTTCATCATCTAGGGTAGGAATATCTCCTTCATCTTTTGCATCTTCTTCAAAAGGATCAGAAAGATAGCTTGTATCAAAATACAATCCGCCTTGTCGAATTATTGGGTATCCTAAAAACTTGGCAATTGTAGAAAACTTTCCTTCAAGTCCCATATATCCTTTTTTCATAGCCTCGATAGTTCGGGCTTCTTTAAGCATTTGCTCTTTATTCATATTTGCCCCCTCAATTCATATATATTAGTGTCACAGCAATAGAACAAAATATAGGTGGAAAATCATGTTTAAAGGAATTGCGAACTGGTTTAAATCAATTATAAGTCCAAATAAAGTTAAATCTTTAGCAACAATAGTTTTTCCTACAAATCAACAAATAGTGAGCGGAAAGGTCTATCTTAATGACCCAACAAACCCAGACTTGGTTACTGAAGAAATCAATCCCGAAAAGACTATTCTTTCTATGCGTGCGATAGGAGAACAAGGTGTTGGCTATCCTATGGGAAGTATTCAACAACAAGCATTGGCTCTTAAAATTATGGTCAATGATTCATTGAATTACATGGCATCTAAAAGCCCAAAACAAATAAATCATTGGTCTTCAGTTAAATCTTTAAATTTAATTTGTCGTGAAGGAAAAGACATAAACGCATATTATGATCGTGGAGCTTTAAAATTTTTTTACTTTGGCGATATAGTGCGACAAAAAAATATTTATGCCTGTGATTCCAGACCAGTTGTGTGTCATGAATTTGGTCATGCATTTTTAGACATTTTACGTCCTGACTTTTGGAGCGCACAATCAGCAGAAGTTTGGGCATTTAGCGAAGCATTTGGAGATATGACTGCAATTTTATCAATGATACAATTCGATAAATTGCTGCAAAGAGCCATCGAAGAAACACACGGCGACCTATTAAAATCAAATATTATAACCAGAATGGCAAGTGAAATGGGATCTGGTTTATATCATCTTACAAACGGACAAAATGGAGAATTGCCATATTGTCTACGGGATTTATCCAATGATTTTAAATATGTTCAACCTGAAAAATTGCCTACAGAAGGTCGTGATGATGAAATCATAAATGAATGTCATAGTTTTAGCAGAATATTTAGCGGTGCTTTTTATGAACTTTTAATTAAAATGGCAAATCAAAATTCTGAACTGCCAATCATTGATGCAATTAAGTCCGCAAGCGATACTCTTGCCAACTATTTACTTAAAGCTGTGGCAACAGTTCCTCTAACTGTGCGACTTTTTGAAGCAATGTGCAATCAAATGATGCAAATTGATAAAGCTGAAGGTGGAAAATATCAAAATATTATGACCGAAGTCTTTACAAAAAGAAATTTAATTTCCGCACAAGTTATGACGCTTGAAGATATCGACATGGAAACCTTTATCAAAGACGTGAAGGAACCACACGAAATTCAAGTTCATGGTGAAAACAAAATTGTTAGAACTTTATCGACCAAAAATATAAAATTATCAGAAAAATTAGAAATATTTGCACTTGAAAAAAATGAATTATTCAATCTTGAAATTGAAGTTCCAAATCAGGCAGCTTATTATTTCAATGAAGAAAACAAGTTAGTTAATATTGTCGAAGCAGATGAGAACGAAATTGTTGATGCCGCACATACATGTCTCCATATATTGAATATGAAAAATTTGGTTGGAGAACATGAAAATGCTTTGTTTCAAGAGGAAAATGGAAAATTAGTTCGAAAACAAATTGTTTGCAAATGCAACAAGCCAAACTATTGCGACCCAAATGCTCCAGAATACAATAAACCTTGGAAGCCAGTAAACAATTCTGGTTGCGTTTCTTGCGTCCAAAGAAACTGCAAGCCTAGATCTTGCGATTGCAATCCTGTTGAAAAAGTTCCTCCTCCAAAATTAGGCTGTTACACAACAGTCTCAAAAAGTGGAACAAAAACCTATCGCTATGGAAGCTCTGCTTCTAGAAAAGTTTGTTAAAAAACTATTGATCGAGATTTAATTCGTGTTTATGTTTATCGGACTTGTAAAAACAAGTCCGATATTTTTTTTAAAAATAAAAAAATATTGATATTTTTTGAGATTTCTAATCTATGATATGTATCAACAGTTTTCAAAAGGAGACATAACGTGAGTATGAACAACAAATTTAACGCCTATAAAGATCGTTATACAACCTTCTTTTCAGATGATTGGAATGACGATGATGATGAAGATGATGAAGATGACGACGATTGGGACGATGAATACGATGAAGATGATGACGACGACGATGACGATGATGATTTAAAACAATGGTATAATAACAACGACGATGATGACGACGATGACGATGATGACGACGATGACGATGATGACGACGATGACGATGATGACGACGATGATTGGGACGATGATGACGATTGGGACGACGAATTTGACGACGATGATGATGACGATGACGATGATTGGGACGACGATGAAGATGAAGATGAATAAAAATGACTCCTGCAATTGAGTATTTGATTAGAACTGATTGCATAAAAAAAATGATGCTTATTCCTTGCTCATTGTTTTTAAATGGCAAAAATAATGAGCAAAAGTTAGTCATTACAATCAGCGAAGAATTTAATCGTAGTAAATTTTTTTCAATAAAACATTGGCAAATATCGACCTGCTCGAAAGAGCAGGTTTTGCCATGTATGACCGAATATCGTGTTTTAAAAACATCTTTATTTACAGATAAAAATGTAATATTAAAAGAATATAATTTAATTCCATGCAAGCAACAATCAATAGATTCAAATCACAACTATAGTCGTGGACCGATGTCATCGGAATTATATTCTTATTATTTTGAAAATACAATAAATGGCTATGAATATAAAAGTTTAAGAACAAATTGGCTTTGGAACGAATTTATAAAAATTTATATTCCAAATTTATATTCCTGTTCAAGATATATACCTTCAGCATTTCATACAAAAAACGATGTTGCAGAAAAACAACGTGATTTGGTTAGTGAATTAATGAAAAAAGAATGGGAATATTGGCAAATGTGGCAAAAACACTTGCTTCAAAATCCCGCAGAAATTATTTTTCACAAGGAATATTTGAATATGTAAGGATTTGCCATTGAAAAACTTAATTGTCATTTTATGGTGCTTTATATTAACAATAAAACAAATTGATTATTGTCAATATAATTTACATCCCAATGTTGCTGAACACAAAATAAAACAAATAGATGAATTGGCTGATGTTATGGTCCCAATTCCTATGGAACATAGAGTCTTTAATAAGACCGGCAATCAATGTACTTGGTGTGCTTTGGAAACATGTGGCAGATATGCACAAGAAAACAAACTAATTAATTTGGCAAAAGATCCAGATTGCGAAGGATATAGCACATTAATAGATGTCATTAAAAAACTCAAAAAATTAGATGTCAAATTTGAACAATCAACAAACAAACTGGATCGAAGATTAATTATAAAATCTGTAGTTAAAGAAAAAAGAGGATGTTTGTTTGGCGTGAGAAATAAAAATACAGGTCATGCCATGACATTAGTCCACTATGATGAAAAAAATAAAATCGTAAAATTCATCAATAATAGCGACCCAAATTTAAAAATTCGCACATGGAGCATGGACGAATTTAACAAAAGATGGGATGGATGGATTTGTGTAGTTTATGCTGACAAAGATATAATTCGGCAAAAAAATAAAAAAGAATATTTACAACTTTTACAAGCCAAAATGCTTATTTGCAATTACAATTTTTTTTAGCAAATGTTAATTTTTGATGTCTAACATACTTGTTGTGTTTGTGAAATCGATCTTTTGCAGTTGGCGGTAAATCGTTTTGGCTATAAGTTGGAAAAGCTCCGGGCAATTCTGCGCTCATATCATTTCTTTTCTCATCTCCACCATCTGGTCCGTCTGTGCCTGATGGATTTCCAGCAGATCCACCATAAAACTCTAGTTTTTGACGATTATTTATCCACTTCGAAAATGCTTCCATATATCCTCCACTATATTTACGTCCAATATTGCAGATTTTGTTTTTTTAAAAAGTAAAGATATTTTTCATAGCCATTTTCAGCTTCAGAAATTAAATCTAATCCAGCCAAATCTGTGCTAAAACTTTTCTTGAAGCGATCTAAATCAAATGGTTGCATTAATTGTTTTAAAGATAAATAATTTTCTATCCATGAATTACATCTGCCAGTAATTAAATCTTCCCACGTCAATAAAATAGCATTTGGCGTTCTTTTTGCCATTTCACACAATCTTCTTAGCCGAAATAGATAATATCGTGTTGCAAAAGAAGGTTTCATTTTATCATTGCCAATTAAAAAATTTAAAACTGGTTTAGGTTCTCTAATGACATAAATAAATTTACATTTTTTATATGCGGCTTTTGTTGTTAAATCAATGTTTTTATTCAATTCTTCCATATAAATTGCAGAACGATTGTTGCATTTGTGATATTGTTCTGTTAAAAGCAATAAGTCAGTTGGACAAGAATAAGGATTGATATTACTCAATTGATATTGTTGAATTTTTGGATGTTGATTCAAAGATTCACACAATGATGCAGAACCTGAATAAAAATGACTGCATACAAAAAGAATTTTTTTCATAAACGATATAACCTTGTTTTTACCAAAAAACATAATTGCATTCATATCTATTAGAGGAAAATTTCCAGATATTTTCTTACTATTATCTAATAGACTCAATTTGAAAGGGCTAAAATGCCAATATGGAGTGATTTTTTCAAACTTTTTCAATATAGCTCAGAGAAAGATCCTCTGTCGGCACGTAAAGACCCTAAAAATTTTACGACAGCAGGAATTGCATCTCCAGAAGCACTAGGAACAGATTTTCAAAGTGGTGGTGGTCCAAGCGGGACATCTAGCTATCGTCAAACCAATGACATGATAGACACAACAACACTTTCAAATCGTTCGATGCGATACAAAGAATACGAACGATTAAGAAATGTTCCAGAAATCGAATTGGCAATGACTGTCTTTGCAGATGAAGCTTGTGTTGCTGGTGACACAAAAATTGCCACACCTTTCGGATTCACAACAATAAAAGAACTAACAGAAAAAAGATCAGAAGAACGATTTTTAGTTTATTGTTATGATCATGTCAAAAAAGATTATTCTTTAGGATGGGCTTTTGCACCAAGATTAGTAAAAGAAGATAAGACAATAACAATAGTCTTAGATAACGGAACAAGCTACACAGCAACGTATGATCATCGAGTTTTAATGAAAGATGGTAGCTGGAAATATACTGGACAACTGAAAATCGGCGATAAATTAATGCCGTTTTATAGAATACCGTCCAACGGAGATGTCAAAAAATCACAATATCCAAAAATGTTCACATTTACAAAAGGCTGGATACATGAACGCCAGTTTGTAGATGATTGGAAAAGTGGTGGAAAAATCAATCCACGATATGAAGCTGTTAATCGTGCCGTCAGAATGATAGCTGGTGGATTAACAACAAAACAAATTGCTGAAAAATTAGAACATGACTGGAAAACCATTGAAGACTGGTTCCAAGCTGAAGGGTTTTCACGAAGAGAAATTATAAATCTTTACAAAAATGAAGATCATCGTAGAGTCGTCGGAATTCATGATGGTCCAGTTCAAAATGTATACGATATCAGCGTTGATGAACACAAATGCTTTGCTACAGATAGCGTTATATTACATAATTGCCAAAAAGATGAAAATGGAAACATCTTAAAAGTAATAGCAAAAAACGACGAAGTTCGAGAAGAAATCGAATTCCTGCTACTTCATCGCAAAATGCTCAATATGAACCGCAATGGCTGGACATGGTTTAAAAATCTGTGCATATCAGGCGATTGGTTTATAGAACTCGTAGTAAATCCAGATAACCCAAAAGAAGGTATTTATCGAACTGTGCCATTGCCGCCCGAAACAATGTACAGAATAGAAACAGTTAAATCTAAACTAATTGAATACCAACAAAGCAAAGAAGGTCCAGATTATCAAGCTTTGGTTAAGGGACCACTTACAAGTCAAAGCGAAACAGAATTAAATCAATCAACAGCAATACGATTTGCTCCAAGTCAAATTGTTCATTTTAGAATTGGAGATGATCGAAAAACATTCTATCCATATGGTCAAAGCTTAATAGAAGCCGCTCGTGCTCCTGCTCACAGCCTTAGACTTATGGAAGATGCTATGGTTGTTTACAGACTGGTAAGAGCACCTGAACGTCGTGTATTTTATGTAGATGTAGGACAACTTCCTCCATTTAAAGCAGAAGCTTTTATTGATCGACTCAAAGATCAATTCCGAAAAAGAAAAATCGCAAACAATAGTGGTACTCCCGGTGCTAATCAAGTTGAAGAAAAATGGATGCCTCCTGCACAAGATGAAGATTACTGGCTTCCAATTAGACCAAATAGCAATACAAGAATTGAAACTTTGCCGGGTGCAGAAAATCTTGGCGAAATTGATGATGCGATTTATTTCAGAAATAAACTGCTTACTGCTCTTAATTTTCCAAAAAATTACTTCAATAATGAAGACGCAAATGCAACTAGAATAACACTTTCTGCACAAGATGTTAAATTCGCTCGTATGATTGAACGTCTGCAAAGCCATTTTGAAGATGGAATTTTAGAAATTGCAGAAAGACATTTGCAATTAAGAGGATTTCCAGAAGATTCTTATACAGATCTAAAAATTAGAATGACGCCTCCATCTGATTGGAGAGAATTATCCCGTGCAGAAGTTGTCACTGCAAGATATGGAAATGCAGGAACACTTAAAAGTAGCCAACTCATGTCTGATTATGACATTTATATAAATATATTGAAATATTCAGAAGATGACTCGGAAGAAATGCTTGCAAGACTTAAATTGCAAAAACTAGAGGATTTGAAACTACAAGTATTGGCTCAAAATCCACAACTATTAGGCGTTGGCATACCCGGACAAGAAAAATCAGAACAAGAAGTAGGATCAGAACCGGGAGGTCCAAATGCATTGCCGTCGCCAGACGAAACAGGCGAAGGTGCTCCTCCAGAAGCCGCTCCTCCAGAAGGTGCTCCTCCAGA